TAGTTAAAGTCTTCTTGCGAAAATTGGAAATGTTCTATGAGTTCGGATAGTTTTACATTGTAATCGACGGCAATACATGTGATGATGTCGCGCGTGTTAACGTGTTTTGGTCGGATGCGTAGACTGCATTTGAGTGCCCCATTTGCAAGTCCGTCGATGAAATCAAGATGATCGGTGGATGCACCTAATGATAGCATATGCTCGAACAGTACCAGGTTGTCTGCCTCAAATGCATGTTTTATAAGTTGGTCAAGCGGCTGGTTTAATGACGTGTATACATGTGTGAACATTGCTATTGAACCACGACGGCAAACTTCGTGGGGAGTCGTGGCCAGGTGTATTACTGTCTCTATCAGCTCGACTGCGTCTAACTCAACAATAGTGAATAACAATATATGATTCATGTGTTTGTCATCGTATTGCACCAACCATCGTACGATACGGATATCGGCGGATTTAACCACGGCCGTGGCGAGACGTGTCCGGTCCGAGAATATTTCAGGCATGAAGTGTCCGTATTTGTTGTCGCCGAAATACTCCAAGAGTGTATCATTGCGGTTGTACTTTAACAGTTTAAGTATCACTCTGAGGATATCCTTGCCCCACATATAGGCAAAATCAGCTGGAAACTTCTCATGAAACCATTTGTTCCGCGATAAAATAGCCCCAGTGGGATATATTTTGAGTCCGAGATCCATGGCGAGCTCACACACCGATTGGTTACCCGCGATGCATAACTGTTGTTGATAGTCAAATAAACCACCACCACTAATGCGCACTGTTAAATGATAATCCGATAATATGTCGACGGCGATGGCTTTGTTAAGTGTGTACTGTACGCGTGCATATGCATACATCTCTGGAACCGCGCTAAGAGATTTCGACACGTCAAGTACATATTTATACCACCGCGAGCTGACGCTACAACTTGCAGCCCTAGCTACATCGCCGCAGTACGTGAATATTGCGTGTAAGACATCATTGGGAAGTTCAAGTATTACTGCCGAGGCGGTCTCCATTTGATCGAATATGAGAAAAATTCAAATGCAGATGTTGTAAAAAAATAAGACATGTGACAGTTGTACTTGCTAAACAGCGGATGTGGCTGTGTTCACGTCGGTTGTTGCTGATGTAACACGTGTGCGGAGGAGTGCAAGTTGACTGCGGATGTTTGACCTGAACGCGTCCGGATCGTCGGTTATGGCGGGTCCCGCGGCGAATTGTTTGGCTGTCGATGTGAGATCGTTGAGGATGTTAGCGACTGTAGCTTTGGATGCAGTGAGACCGGTCATAATCATGGTCAGATGCGCGGTAACAACGCAGCTGGTTGGATCGAGCTTACATTGTGCATCCATTGCATTTTCTTTTGCTGTGAGTTGTTTGCCGAGCATATCAAGCTGATTACGTTGTCCGTTGATTTCCATGCCGATGGCGTAGTCGGCGTATTTTTGTCTAATATTATCTCTGAAAACGTAAATTACGACGAGTGCTGCGATGAGAAGGTAGGCTAACATAACGGTGACGGTATAGCGAGCGCGCTTGTATATATAAGTGCTTAAAAACGGCCGCACCGATATAATATTTTGTTTTATATATTTTGTCCTACTATGTATACTGACCGCACACAATGGCAGCTGCAGGAGTATTCAAGTTAATAGCCAATGATGGTAAGGCAAACCCCTTATAAAGGGCAGTTGGTCCAATCCGTGGGAAACCACGGGTTAGTTCTTGTATATCCAATTATGAGTAGCTATCCGCTTAAAAGAGCGTATAGATCACTTGTAATCGTCAATCCACAGATATATAAGAGCGACACCTCCGATATGCGGGGACACCGTAAAGCTCAAACTACCACTCTATGTGTAGAAATACATATAGATACCCAGGATAATACTCTGAAGCAGTACGAATGCTAGCATTCGTCAGGCATGGTAAAAACGTTTGAGATGACTGAACTAAAAAACAACACCAATTGTAAGAATAAGTTCACGAAATCGGCAATCCGCAGGGAGCGTACTTACCCTATTTACTAATTAGTTACAATTCAGGAATAGTCATTCCTTTGAAAACTTTAACAAGTTGATCTTCCGGACAAACAGATCGCAAATATGCGTATGCGGCGGCTCTATCAGCGTCAACATCACCCGTATTGATATGCTTCGACTTTGTCCCCGGATATTTTACCTGAAATCCGGTACCTTTATATCGACTGATGCGCATCGGAAGAATATCACGTTCGTCATAATACCCACCAGTATATGAGTCCAAGAACAGTTTGTATGCAATCGCCGAATCATAATTAAAGTCAATATGCAGAGACGAATTAGAAAAGACTCTATTTCTGCCGTTCGGATGATCAGATACACGATACCCCTCTAAAAAGGTACCATGTATATTGATCTCATGATACCAGACGATATACTTTTCCTTCTTGTGTTCATCATGACCCCATGATTTCTTCGCGACCCTCTTGTTATTTCCAATAACCATTTGTGCGCGCATTTCATCGGAACATCCACCATTACCGCCAGCTCTTAGGTTGTAACCTTTTGGTGCGATAGTGTCATAATGATTAATGAAATATGCCTCGTAGAAATCAACCAAGTTTTCCATTGTCTTTATCAGAATTTCATGAGTAAATCCATCAGGTGAATACTTATTGATAGCATTTTCGAAGACACGACATCCGTGTTCCTGACGAAAGGCCGCGGTTTTATGTTGCGCCCATCTTTCATCAACAGATTGTATAGTTTGACCTATATAAGATTTACCGCTTATCACGGACGTATGCTTATACACATAAGCTATTGTCGCCGATGAGCGATTGGGATTAATCATGGGATCAACTTCAGGGTTATCGTGTTCTGGCAACATAATAGGATAACCACGAACAAAGAAATTCAATTATTGTAACTAGTAAAAAATAGAAAGTACGACCCTCAACGACTTAGCGAGGGTGGGGATAAACTGGAGTGTAGTGCATTATGAGCCACGTTAGCACACGAAACACGATGATGGTTTATTCATAAGATAAAGTCTAGCCCCGGTACATTTATAGCCATATAATGTACATCATTACACGATAATGATCCTGAAAGGGTGCTGTAGTATTAAGGTTGTGGAACCCCAAATCTAGAGGTAATACAGGTGAAATTCCTGTATTGCGGTATTCTACGGACAGAATGATAATGGCAACGGAATTACTTAATTCCCGGATCAAAGACATCATGTGTATGAGATCCAAACAGGGATTGAACTGGGAGTCCCAGTCTGCGTAAAAGCGCAGGCTAGTGGGCAATATAACGTGAGGAATAATCCTTAAGGTCGTATGTTATATTGCTTGCAACGTTGTCAAATTGCTGGAATAACCTTAGAGCCTTTGATACCACCCTAACATCGTGAGATAGTTAGCGGAACCTCTGCGAAAGTAGATAAAAGTATGTAGTTGTGTACATATGGGCATGGTAAAAATTCAAAGGATTGGTCAATCAGCAGCTAAGACGTGTTATTCATTAACCGTAAAGTTCAGAGACTTAACGGCAACGGCGGCGCGATTGAGCGCTGTCAAGATAAAGTCCGCCTCGCCAGAAATGGCGTCATAAGATAAAGAATTACGACATTCCCGAGCTTATGATATAATAATGGTCGTAGTTACCATTGTTTAAGATCAGGATCGTCCCAGATCCTACCCCAACCCTCGTTGATATCGAGCGTACTCACATCCTAAACTAAGACAATTGGGATAAAAAGTCTACGTAAAAGCGTAGGCTAGTAACTAATATACACTATTTAATCAACAAGGTGAGTTGGTTGAATAACCTATCCAGCATATTAGTTGCGACACCGTCAAAATGCCGGGAAACCCCTTAAGCCTTTACTACCACCTGTTCATCGTGAGATAGAATATGGAACCTCTGCGAAAGTAGATAAAAGTGCACTTGTGTGTAATAACGCAAGTGCATGGGCAAGGTAAAAATGTAAATGATTGGGCAATCCGCAGCCAAGTAGTTGGGTATTTATATTTAACTATGCCGTTCAGAGACTAGACGGCGGTGGGGGTAAGATATTTATCATCGAACCCTTAAGATATAGTCCGTCCCGCGTGAGAGCGCGCCGTAAGATAAAGAAGAGGATACTTCCCGAGCTTACGTGGTTGGTCATTGCGACCAATGGATAAAACGTTTTGTCAACGCTCACTTTAAACCGTTAAACCGAATTATAGCGATACTCACGCTATAATCAAGCATTAGCAGCTGACGGTAAAAGTCTGTGTAAAAGCACAGGCTAGTGATTATGTACTCGTGAAGTTACGGCTCCACGTTAAATAGAATACACAGTACATAATTGCAACACGATCAAATTGACGGGAACACCCTAAAGTCTTTACTACCACCCTGACATCGCGAGATAGTCAGTGGAACCTCTGCGAAAGTAGATAAAAGTGCGTTTACAATTAAGTAATTGCATGGGCATGGTAAAAACGTAAAGAATGTAACAATGGGCAATCCGCAGCCAAGCGATAGTAACAAGGTTAATCCGGATACTACCGTGCAGTTCAACGACTAGACGGTCGTGCGCATATTCGTATGCGTAAGGTATAGTCTGCCCCTGCCGAAAGGTAGTCATAAAATTAAGGCAATGTATAGCCAGGAGTTTATGAGCGTAAAGTTTACAACTTTGCGTGGAGAGAGCGCGCTGCTCTCGGATATGAGTATAATAAGGTCCGAGCCAATACTGGAACTCCACAATTCGGAGGATCAGTACAGTTCAGTATTCCACAATTCGGTAAGAAATTGCTGAAGAAAGTATATTGCGTGCAACGGGTTATCCCGTTATGGAAGTAAAAAAGCACGGTAAACAATATGCTAGTGAGTAACATCATGAATTCTATTTATGTTACTTGCGAGATTGTCAAATTGTTCGGGAACCCCGTAAAGTTCAAGCTACCACTTATGCATAGTAATATAGCATAATACCCCAGTTAATGGCCGAGGGCATGGTAAAAACGCTTGAAATGATCATCACTAATAACAGTGGTGTGAAATCGGAAATCCGCAGCCAAGCGCCCACTTAGGTAATTCGCAAGAGTTACTTGAAGGCGTGCAGTTCAACGACTAAATGGTAATCGGGTGAGACATGCGTGTTTCGCCTTAAGATATAGTCTAACTTCACGCGAAAGCGTGTTCCTATGAGGAGGATTAATAGAATCCAGAACTTAGGAATAAGACAGTGTGTAATGTGCTGTCTTAAATACTCGGGTATTCCGTTAGGTACGGTATACCCATGACCATGAAGTGGATTTCTTCAATGACATGGTCATTAATGCTACTCTCGGTGCTACTAGCGCAACCGTTGGAACAGTTCCTGCTCTTCCAGCCTTTGTCGCCAGCGCCAATCAAGTCGCATCCAGCGTCAGAAAATCATCTGGCGTTGAAAACACCGTCAGTGGTGTTTACACCCAATACATTCAAGAATACGTCGATATTCAAGGTAACGTTCTTACTGTTGGTGCTGCAAGAAGCAACTACGTCAGATACGCCGAATACCCTGGACAACGTCTATTTAAGAAAGTTAAGTTCGAGGTAAATGGAAATCCTTTAACCATCTAGAGGATAAAAGTTAGGTCGCGTGCGCTCCAGCACGGTAAACGACCTAGCTAGTGATTATTGCAATTGACGCGTTTATGCGTTTGACGCGTTTATGCGTTGTTATCAGCAATAATTGCGAGACTTTCGAATTGCGGGAAGTTCCTAAAGCCTTTACTACTTCTTACAGGTAGAAATACACTGTAATGCCCGAGTTAATAGCCCTGGGGATAGTAAAAACGTAAAGGATTGGATAATCCGCAGCGAAGACTCTTAATATTATTAATTAAAAAGACGCAATGAAATTGTATATTCATCAATTCATGGGTACAATTTATCTTATAACATGTAACATCAACGGAATGCACTATATTGGGCAAACCTGCAATGATGTTCAGATAAGATGGAACAGTCATAAAAAATGCGCCGAGAAAGTAAGAAAATACAATCTCGGCGAGATTGATGATTGTGCACAAAAAACTTCATACTTGTATAATGCCATGTTTAAACACGGTATTGACAACTTTACATTTACGGTTATATGTGACAATGTGGCCGATGACGAGTTGGACTCGTTAGAAATATCTCTTATCAAGGAATACAATTCACTAAAGCCTAATGGTTTTAACTTAGCCAGTGGCGGAGGTCATTTCCGCCATCATGAGGATACCAAAAAACTCATGAGTGAACTTGCTATTGTGGAAGCTGTTAAGCATCTTGATAAGTATCGTAGAGAAGAAACAAAAGGATTGCCAATGTATATCGTGGCACACAATAAAGGTAACGCCCGCGGGTTTGCCGTTTGTGGTCATCCTTTATGTAGCTACAAATCATTTACATTGAGTAAACATGGATCAATGGATGAATGTAAAGAAGCTGCCCTGGAGTTTCTTAACGAGCTAACTACGACTAATGTAAAGCATGAATTTAAGAAGGCCAAACCTGATCTTCCAGTTGGAATAACTGTATTTAGAACGGGATATGTGGCTAAGCGTAAAATCAATGGTGTGATGCATAAACGAGTATTTGAAGGTAAAAACATACCTGATGAAACGAAGTTGCAAAATGCAAAGGATTATCTTGAGTCCTTACCAGCCAATTAATAATAAAAGAGTAACGTTCAGAGACTTAGCGTTAGTCGGCGTAGCTAGTAATAGCCGCGCTTAAGATAAAGTCCACCCCTGCCGAAAGGTAGCGCTGAGAGGAGCCATGATAACTGGCAGAGCTCAACGGTGTGCGCAACTTGTATAAAGTTGTTCACTGGATATAACCCGCTTTAGCAGTTCATGTAGATGAATACACTGCTGAAGCTATGATGTATCATCAAAAGTTCAGAGTTGCTCCTGGTAAATTAACCGGATGGAGACGACTTACTGGACAAGAAGTCCCTCAAGATGCTTATTCTGACTTAATTGCCATCAATGGAACATCCAACTACGGATCCCAAATTGTTGGCCTTGTTGACATTAACGGATTACCAGTCTATGGTTCTCCTGTCAACGCTAGTCTTAACTGCAAGAGAGTTTCAAGAATTGTTAACGGACCACAAACTCCAAAGGCTGTACAGCCAGCTTTGGACCTATGGATACCGCTAATCTTCTGGTGAATTACGCCAGTAATAGTGCATGTAAAAGCATGTGCTAGTGGTTTTAGCTAAAGTTTGCACAAGCTAAAAACTGCAAGATCATCAAACTGCTGGAAACACTCGTTAGGCTATTGTTACCGTTGATTTATCGAAAGATGAACATCGACACCTCAGGGAAACTTGATAAAAGTGCTTGTATTGTAAGATACAAGTGCGGGTATGGTAAAAATACAATAGATAGAGCCAATCAGCAACCAAGTCCTAAATACGCGGAATTATTTTCCGCGTACATGGATGCAGCTCAACGACTAAATGTTGATCGGGGTATGACGCAATACGCGTTATGCCCTTAAGATATAGTCTAGTCCCGCCAGAGATGGTGGTTGTGGTATATGATACGTGTGCACGTATAGAAAACACAACAGCATATGATAATAGGAGGAAATGCCTATTTGATGCGGTATATCGTTAATCGTGACCCTAGGTTGTCAATCGCCTCTGTGTCCATTCCTTATGGCCAACGTTTCATCACCGTTGATGTTGAAACTCAAGCTAATCTCTTGTTTACCGCTCCTGGTAACATGTTCTTAAGACTCACTGTCCTTCAAACTCTTTCTGCCTCGCTCGGAAAGGGAACTGCTATGGCCACTGGAGTTACTGACGTCAAGAGATTCGTTACTCTTACCCCGGTTCTTGCCGACGGTTCAGTAATCGATACTACTCAACAAATCTCCCTCATGGAGTTATACATTGATATTGGTGTATAAAAGTCTGTGTAAAAGCATCGGCTAGTGGTTAGTTATTACCGCGACGGTACGCACGCTAATGCGTACTCGAGTAATATCCAACTGCAACATTCTCAAATTGTTCGGGAACCTCTCGTTAGGGTTTCACTACTACCTAGTCATCGTGAGATAGACTACGGAACCCCAGGGAAACTTGGTAAAAGCAGTTCGCCGCAAGGTGAACCGTGGGCATAGTAAAAACGTGAAACATAGAGACAATCCGCAGCCAAGCACTTGGCATTACAGCAATATGTTGCTGCAAGATCAAGTGTGCAGTTCAACGGCCAAACGTGAATGGGGGTACAAGCGCAAACGCGCCGCGCCCTTAAGATATGGTCTACTCCCCGGCGCGAGTCGGATTACAGTATATGGCGTTAGCGCGCAGAAACTGTAATGACTAATACATGCATCAGGAAATGGGTGCAATGTAGTCGGTATCAAAGCAATAACATCTTCGTGAATCCTGAAATTAAGTGCTAGTTTCAAAAAGTGTGTACAAAATTACATGCTAGTGATTATCAGATACTGAGCTATTAAGCCCAATGTCTAGTCTGATAATTGCGACACCGTCAAATTGCCGGAAACTCCTTAGAGCCATTACTACTACCTAGTCATCGTGAGATAGACTACGGAACCCGTGGGAAACTACGTAAAATACAATTGAATATTGTAGGGCATAGTAAAAACGTAATGGATTGGACAATCGGCAGCCAAGTAGTTAAGGGTATCATTTACATGATCTCTAGCGACAAATCACCAAAGGTATACATCGGCCAGACGCGAAATGCTCTGGATATACGATGGAACCAGCATACGACATGCGGAAAAAAGCTCAAAGAAAATGAGAATAATGCCGATAAAGTAAGACGTCTTCAAAACTCTTATCTTTACAAAGCAATGGCATATCATGGGATAGAACATTTCAAGATTGCAATACTCGAAGAACCCGAGTTGGCAATACTTGATGCACGTGAAATATTCTACATTAAGCTATATAATAGTCAAGCGCCAAATGGGTACAACTTGACAAGTGGAGGAACCGAGTTTACTCACTGCGAAGAGTCTATCAGACGAATTAAAGAGCGAAAGCACGAACTGATAGATCAAATTCGTAATGAAAAATTACAAGGGTTGCCTCCAAAAACCGCATATCGAAATAATGCTACAAAAGGTGAGCAAATAGTATTCAATAATCATCCCAGATGCAAGCACAAAACATTCTCTTCCGTAAAGTATGGATCATTTGAGAATGCTAAAGAAGCAGCTCTGACCTTCTATAAACAACTGGAAGACGCTGATGTAATTTATGTAAAACCAAAACAAGGTGATGCAGATTTACGCAACAGACGCGGATTTATCCAGACAAAAAAAGGTTACAGAGTTAACAAAGTGCATAAAGGCATAACGTACGATAAACGGTTCGAACGCAAAGATCGCACACTGGAAGAAAATAAGCAAGCAGCTGAAGAATACTATAACAAATTGCTAAGAGAACTAAACATAAACCAATAACTATGCAGTTCAACGACTAAATGTCGGTGGGGGTATGCTCATGCATATCCATAAGATATAGTCTAGACCCACACGAAAGTGTGATCGCGAGATAGGAGCATAAGACACTCTAATGCGCGATAGCTTATGATCTACGGAAGAAATGCCGTAGGGATGGCTGGTATCATCGTCATGACATCTACATAAACACAACTGTGTAGAAAAGTCCATATAACCGTATGGGCTAGTGGTGCTGTATTCGTTCCGATTATTCGGTAAATGCTCAATAGAATACAACACTGCGACATTGCCAAATTGCGGGAAACACTCGCTAGGTTCATGCTACCGCTGTCACGTAGTGATATTTGACAGCACCTCTTATAACGGAGATAAAAGCGGCGCATCATAAAGATGGTCCGTGGGTATGGTAATAACGCATGAAATAGAGTCAATCCGCATCCAAGTTCTAGATAGCAAACTGATAAATTGTGCAGTTTGCTATCTAGAAGCAGGTTCAACGACTAGACGGTAATGGGGGTTTAATAGCTGCAGCTGTTAATACTCTTAAGGTATAGTCTCTTCCACCACGAGAGTGGTATTACAGCACATGGCACTGGATCGTATACGCGATCTACAAGAGCAGTGCAGAAACTGTAATGACCGAAAACTCATCTAGTAAATGATTTGAGTGCGTATGCTAAATGTATAACCTGACATGCATTTAGTTATCTATGGTTGGCCTCATAAGTAAACGTATCGGATTTTCCTTAATCCGAGTTCACAGATTTCAATCAAACAGAGTCGCCGTTAGCGTTGATAATATCTTATTATCTCAACTTAAATGGCCAATTGAGACTCTCTTCACTGGTCTTAGACCAGCTGTCAATGTGTCCAGCGCCAATCCTAACCAATACAGAGACTGGCACAGACTCACCCTTCTCACTGATACTAGTGTTGATATTACTTCTCAAGCTAACAGCGACACTATGATTGATGACTCAGTTGCCTTCGGAATTATTGACATCAAGCATAAGACTAACTACTCTCAAGAAGCCGCTGAGAAATTAACTTATCCTATTATCACTGAAACCATTGATACTCTTCAACTTCAAGCTCATGGTATCAACATTTACAACGTCTTCAAAGCCCAATTCTTTAGAGATTACCAATCTTACACCTTTGGAGGATCTAACATTATTACTCCTGAAGATCAAGGAGCTATGATGTTGAACTTTTGCCTCTACCCCGGAACTTATCAACCTTCAGGTCTAAATCAAAATTTTCGTAATTCTGGCCTGTAAAAGTGCATGTAAAAGCATGTGCTAGTAGTTGTGACTTATAATTTGCACAAGTCAACAACTGCAAGATCGTCAAATTGCTGGAAACACTCGTTAAGCTATTAATACCGTTAACTCATCGAAAGATAGAGTTAACACCTCAGGGAAACTTGATAAAAGCCATTATATGTTAGTATAATTGCGGGTATGGTAAAAAATTAATAGATAGAGTCAATCAGCAGCCAAGTCCTAAATGCTATATTGCGACGCGTACATACAAAGGAACGTGTAGCGAAATGGCACATGGATGCAGTTCAACGACTAAATGTCGATCGGGAATCATATACGATTTCTTAAGATATAGTCTAGTCCCACCAGAGATGGTGATTGTGGTATATGCCGATGAATAGAGCGTTTTGCTTTATGTGCACATCGGAGAAAACACAATGTCAAATGATAATAGGAGGAAATGCCTATTTGATGTGGTATAAACGCATATTAACGTCTCAAGAGCACGTGAATTCTACATTCAATACGTCAGCTCTTATGTTACCTCCGCCACTCCAGCGGATCTCCTTACTTTGGCCATTGCCATAAATTTCTTACTCATTTGGACTCTTAACGTTTGGAATGAAACAGTAAGCTGCCGATATAGTTATCAAAGTACTATAACGGGTAAACAGTGTAAACTTGATCACATGACTAAACCTGACAGCGGTTTAGCATGCGCATATAACTTACTAGTATCTTGTGCCGCATAACGCGGTATAATGGTGCGAAACTATCAAATTGCGGGAACACCCTTAGAGCCTTTGCTACTACTTCATCGCCGAAAGGCTTTGCAAGAATCCAGGATAATGACCTCGGACACAGTAAAAACGCAAAGGATTGGGCAATCCGCAGCCAAGCGCTAAACTAACGTTATAAGCAATTATATCTGTTAGCATGCGTGCTGTACATCGACTAAACGGTAGTTGGTACTTACTTATGTAAGTGCTTAAGATATAGTCAGGCCTCTGGCGAAAGTTAGGGGGATGCGAGTTATATACTGAAAAGTGCTATAACCGCCGCAGACGGTTCAGCTGTCCTTAGATACTCTACTTAAGCGATTCTACGCTTCGTAGAAAAAACAAAGCCGCGTCACATTTAACGCTCGCGGCAAACCAACCAAAATCTTTTTTTTTGCGTATAATCGCCAGATTTTACGTATTATGCATTATATTAAGTCAGTAATGTGAATCGTGGATAAGTCGTATCCAATGGTATTAGTCACGTTACGGACATGCTCAGCGTATATGCCCGACGATATTAGCACATCATAGTCGTACGCGCATGTTATAGCATTCTCCAGATAAACTTCCATATCATCCATGTTTGTAACATTATAATCAAGTCTAATAACCGCGTATCCATTTTGGATGGCGCATACTGTTTTTTCAACATCGACTTGTTTTCGCAATACAAAATCTTCCTCAGTTGGATGAAAATGTTTGACGCGCTCGAAATGCTGTTTCCCGTCAAATTCCAAAAGGCATGGTTTGGAGATCTCATCTGACGCAAATATTATAAAGTCATACCGACGCAGTGACCCCGGGAATCTGAACTCCGGCATAAACTTAATCCCGCGTTTTTGCAATATTTCGAGAATCATCGCTTCCCCTTTGCTTTTATCGGCGCAAGTAGGACATGATCCATGACCATAGTGACGACTCGCTAGTTTTACACTATCAGTTCCACAATTATTACACGTTACAATTATGGCGTTAGTCGAACCAGTATACGCAGTCTTGCTATAGCTAAACGCTCCAGGAAAACGTTGGTCACAATTACTGATAAACACGTCATTATCTAACAACTTTTTCTTGGATGCTGCTTTATATCCGCAATCAGGACACCCACTGCCATTTTTATGATGTTCAGCGCGTTGCGGAAATTCTCCGTGTCGGCGACACACAATGGTAATTGGGAGATCTCCGCGAACATAATCCTCCGAATAAAGGTAAACATCACCATGTACCGCGCGTACTTCTATCATCCACGCATCATGCTCCTTCGTTGCGGTCTTACTACGCTTAATTATCCCGCACGTTGGACAACCTTTACCATTTTTCTGCGTATGACAATCGGGAGTTTGCTCAAATTCCCCATGAATTCGGCATATGATTATAACTTTTACGTTGCTTCCTCTGAAGTCAACCTTGTCATAGATATATGTATCGCCATGTTTCGAGCGCGCTTTAACGAAAAACTTATTCCTGGCTTTCTCGCGAGACTCCGGGCTGGTTGTGTATCTACATAGTTTACAACCCCCATTCTTGCAAGATCGTTCCAGGTGCTTCCTAGGAAGCACATCAATTACTAATCCACCCTCGTGTTTCGTACAGATAAGTTTGACGGGTGTTTCTTGATTTTTATATATTACAAGTGAACTATCAAACCAATCACCATATTTACGCGCAGACTTCTCCTTAAACTCCTTTTCATCAGTGCACGCTACGCATCCATATTTTATATGCTTTGCCGGTGTATTATTTGTCCAAGAATACTTACCGCCAGGTCGCTTAATGGCGCACACATTACATGTCACTCCGATCTTTGATGACCAATTCGTGAATGTAATACCATCGCAACCGAAACTAAATTGCTTTTTGCCGAACTTAGCTTTTGACTCTCTACGCAAGTCTTCTAGTGTTTTACATCTACCGCTCTTCTTTTCCTCGGGCTCCATGATAATAATTAGCAATATCGCAATTCATTTTTGGCATTAATCAAGAGTACATGAGACATCCAGAAACCTCTATATTCGGCCCGAAACCATACAAAAAATCAACTGCTACGGGCTATGCGGGATTAAGAGTATGGACTAGGGGTTGTAATGCCAAGTAGTCCTCGGCGCTCCTCGATTAAATTTTGCATCTCGAGATCATCGATATCAGTACCTACCATATCCAGATTTTCCAGATTATCAAGATGACTCAATCCGATGGCTGTTACATGTGAATTATTGGTGAAACGAAGGGATTCTAAAAGTGTCATATTTTTAAGCCCATAATCAGTGAATTCAGTGTACCCACTAACACCATTTTCGTCTTCTTTTGGGTTCGCGTCCAAGTATGTTAACGACGTAAGTTGATATATCATATTGTCGGTGATGGTATTACTGTTGATGAGCAACGTAGTTAATGCCGTTAAAGAGCCGGCATGTTTTTCTAGCCACGCAGGTGTATATTTGTTGTTACCAAGGCTCAATGTGTCAATATAATTACAACACATATCAGGGAATTGCATTTTGTCAAAACTCAATTCCTCTATTCGCGTCATTTGCCGCAAGCCACACATGCCATTTTCTGTTAATATGACCTTTTCCATGCATAGAGCTATTGGCTGCATATACAAGAAATCTTCTGGTATGCTCGATCTTATTACACGAAGGTTTGTTACATGAGCCATATTCTTGGAATAATCGTAAGGAATAACCGAATAACAACAGTTAAACGAGTCCAACATATTCGCGTGCAAATTAGGTAATGCAGTAACACCATCAATTCGTAAATGTCGCAACGATGTACATGTAACTACTATATTATTGGCGTGAATCAGTGAAAGTGATTCCAGTGCAATACCGGATATATCGATGGTGCTTCCGATTGTCAATGTCCGCAACTGTGTCATCATCGTCAATGAATATATGGATTTGATCGCACTAATATGCAGCGACGTCAAACCAGAAAATGTTGCTATTGCGCCTTCATTAATAAACTGCGCGTGTGGCACATAACAATCAAGTATTGATAATGTATCCAGCCGAGTTAGCGGTAACTCAGCAAAATCTATTGCAACATCACGGCTGACTGTTATCGATTTCGGATTTAGGCGTTGTAAAACCTTTATGTCACATATATTGCGCTTGGTTCCGGCAAGTATATCAATTTTTTTGATGTTTGCAGGGGGTCCGAGCATAGCATTAGGATTTTCCGTATATGTACGATCACTGATTGACCCTATAAGATTATTAAGGACAAATCGTCCAATAGTCTTGCTTGTCAGGAGCAGTGGCATTAATCTACCCTGATATCGTAGCAGTATTTCACATACAATCTCTGTTGGTAATGATATTTGTTTTGCAAGCTCCATCAGTTTAACTAGAACATCAACTATTCAATTTCCGACAGCCAAGACAAAAAAAAACAATTATTCACATTCATACCAATGTAGTCTCGTATACATATCAAAAACTCAACGCTAGCATAATTAGTACTGATCATAGCTCATCATCTTATCGCGTAATGTCGACTCGCTATCTCTTGTGTTAGTCCTGCTGTTCGCCACATTCAAGTCTACGAGATTCGATAACATAAATATCACACCACTGTCTATTATTTTTGCAGGAGCATCGACGTATGTTAACGCAGGCATCCCCAAAACACAATCGGATATATCACCATGATTATATGCGTCGTTACAACCCTCATCACATCCATCATTACAATGGTAAAGATCATGCAAATACATAAAATCGATCGTTAATGATTCTAGCGTCGTAAACGTCCCAAGTATTTCAGTATTTATCCCTGCTACACGCAGCGACAATAAATTAGGAAGATGCACAAGTTCACTAATCTTTATCGTATCTAAACTAGTAAGAGTATGCGGAACCATCTCAGTGTGCACTAATCCGCCCAATGATAGCAAATTAGTCATCGATCGCAAATCTTCGGTATACATGACATGTGTCCGCAGCGAGGTCAAGTTAGTTAGCCGGCTTATGTCATGCAACACAGGACCGGCCCCACCACAACTGTTATTTAGTAATGTCAACGACGTTAATTTCAATAGCACATCCATACTGATCCAACTATGTTCATTTATTCGCAAATGAACTAAATTAGGAAGTTGTGTCAACAACATTTTGCCGCTTCCCACAGGAAGTCCGTCCAACGACGTCAATGATTTTATAGTGACAATATCATGCATATCGATACCACAACCTGGTCCGAGCTTTAATGCACGCGTTTGAGCTCGCCGCATACGCACAAGTGCATGTACCACCATGCGTCTTTGTCTTTGCTTGATGTGCGATAGGTCAACATATAAATATCTGCACGGCGGTATGTTGCTGCTGAACCATTTACATACTCGCACGAGTACGTACGTCGGCACACTGTCGTATGACATAATCATCGTGAAGATTTCTTTGGGTAGTCCCCATCCTACGTCTACCATTGTTAATCACAGACACCAATAATTCACTTTTTATAATTAGTCATTGTATAGCAAAAAAAAAAAACAAACAATCCACGATCAAGTTGATGTAATCTTGTAGACCCATCGAAATTCGGCACCAATATAATAATGCACAGTAATCATTCTCGCGGCGAGCTTAGGCGTACCTGCCCAAGTTTCTTGGAATGCGTTAATAGCTCTAACATTACTCACCTGCCCCGCATGATGTCGCTCCAACACCATAAACACCGGATGTTTCGCTAATCCACCAAAGTTATTAAAGTCGTTAAATCTACACGCATATATGCGTTCTGGGCCAGTACGGCCAATCTCGATAGATTGAAACTCATCATATCGGCCAGTGAAGGATTCCATCTTCGCCATATTGCCAACGTCATGGATATATTCATCATACAATCCCTGCATACGTGAAGGTAAAAACGGATAGAATAGGTAAGGTCACTCCACGTCCATAACCTCATGGATTTCTTTGCCAGTGATTGGTTGTGTGTTACCCATGACCACCGTAATATACTTACCGCATTCAGATATTCAAATTGCTCGCATGCCCGCGCGGTCACTTGTAACTGATCAAGGATTACGCACGTTGACTAATTTACGTGTTCTCGATGTAACAAAAAATCGGCATATTACCGACTACGGCATTTCACATTTACCACTCACGAATATCCAAGCGTACAAATCATTGCTAACATCGGCGTGCAAAAATAAGATTTATAGGTATCGCAAACTTTACACAGGATCGCGTGGTAATAAAATCACCACGAATATCGCGAATTCTGTTGAACAGTAACGCTGGTGTTGCTTTTTTTTACGTAACAATACCTATTATATTAATAAACGAAGCGCCGGATTAACCGTAGTCACGCCATATAAAGTCCGGTGTCGCTGTATCAGTCGATATAATTCGTGATAATTAACGGCGTTGGTTTCCCCATCTAGTCGTGTCAGCGCATCTAAATGACTTAATCCCGCCGCCGTAATATCGCGATTCCCGTCAATAGTCAGCGTTTGTAATCGCGTCAGTGGCCGCAACCCCGCGTTGGTAACCGCCGTGTATAGTTCGTTGCATCGTAGATCCAATGATGTCAACGACGTGAATTTTGCAATGGCGTCGTCGCCAGCGGTGTCACTGCACACCACCAGTGATAATAAATTGGTCAGCATGTGAGCATTATCGATGAGCCAGTCAGGATGATGTGTATCAATGCTCAGATGAGTCAACATGTTGCATTGGTTTATATTGGGAATGTCAGCGGCACCAAACTCAAGCCGCTGTAAGCATAGCGGCAGGTCATTAATTGGATCACCAACACCATGTATCAACAATTCGCGCAGCGGCATATCGCGGAGAAATCCATCCGGTATTCTTGTATTTATCATATCCAATCGGGTAAGCGTCCGAGTACACCCCATATAATCCCTTGGTATCACTACGTTGTTAAACTCAGCATTGTCAAGCATAATCCTACCTGCGATTACTGGCATTCGATCGCAACTATAGATACACAACCGGCGCAAAGATGTGCATGCGATCAGCGGAATGTCCACGTCGTTTATATGCAACGACTCCAACGCAAGACCGCTTATGTCAACGGTATGCCCAATTTTTAGTTCACGCAGGCGTGTTAACGCGGTTACCGCAGTGACACGCGGGGACCAGCGAATATCTAGTGACGTCAACGTCGTCAACGCCAACATGTGTTCACTCGCCAACCAATCACCACCTATCATTAGTTTTGTGAGTCTTGTCAACACAAGAGGCTCTGACGCGTCAAACCAGGCATCTATGTACAATATAACCGGATTTAACCAGTTAATGTCGCTGACTGAGGTTGGTTCTTCCACGCGAACCCTATACACATTACGAGCCCGTCCTAATAATCCGTTATGTGGTACATCCGTGATAGATTGATATTTTACAAGATGATCCAAGGCGACGCGACCGACCCATTTGCTAACAACTAGCAGGGTCATAAGCCTACCCTGGTATCGCCGTATTATCTCGATGATAATTTCTTTAGGTAGAACCAAGCCGCTGGATGCGCTGGATGCGCTGGATGCGCTGGATGCGCTGGATGCGCCGATAGGCGTATCCACCGGCTCAAATACGGGCATGATATCCATTCGGATGTAACTTACATACCAGCGATAAAAAAATCATATTTGTACTCGCGGCGTCGTGCGAGTACAGTGTCATAATGACCCGCCGAGACATAATAGACTTTTCGCTGGGTTAATGGCCTTATTACCATACAATGATCGCCGTCGTTTAATCGCGCGGTATAGCTCGGTGATATCAATGCGAGTATCATTAAGATCTAGCCATGTCAGCGCGTCCAGATGACTCAGCCCATCCGAGGTGATGTCGCGGTTATGCATTATTTTCAACCGTTGCAATTGTGTCAACGGCGCCAATCCTGCGTTAGTGAATTCTGAAGGATTCTCGCCATCAGATCCATATATGGACAGCGACGTCACCGACGTAAAACACCGTAAGAGATCATCAGTCCCGCCGCAGTCTATCGTTAGCTTGCGCAGCGCCACAAAATCATGTTTATGTTCATATAACCATATAAAGCACCCATTGGTTATCGACAACGTGGTTATCCTGCTTTCATAACCGTCGTAATCGGTCCATGACGGCGCATCATGCACCGCCAACCGCGATAATTGTGTCATTGCGCATAGTTCTTGATAGGACGGCCCCTTGCTTCCCGTCAATGATAATTTACGCAACCCGGTTAATCCAGCGAAAAACCCATCAGGTACCATAACTTGTTCCAAACGCAGCCGCTGGACACGACACATATTTGGTATATAGCTGCCGGGTATAGCTAGCCCGCACAAGTACACATTCACCGGTAGAACACGTTTTGCGAGCGCAGGTACAATATCAATGATAGTCAGCGATTGTAATGTTGTGCAGCTGATATGCGAAAATTGGTTGAAAACAGTTAATGAATCCAGCGAAAGCCCGTCGATGTCAATATCGTTGGCCACTTGTAACTTTCGTAAACATGTTAATAAACTTAACGAATCAACGTCGCACCTATCATATAGAATAAGCGATGTTAATGTCGTGAACAGCAATATTCTGGCGTCAGCGATCCTGTGTAATATTAACTTTGTCAAACGCGTAAGAGCAACATCAGGTATATCCATACGACCGGCAACGATCAGTTTGATCGGATTCAACTGCATGATATCATACTGCGCACGCATGTACACGCGTCGGACATTGCGCGGTGCACCCAATACTGATGTCCCTATCAGTACGTCTTTTTCCTCACCGACGGTATCAATGAGATAATCCAATGCGATACGGCCTACCCATTTGCTCACAACAAGCAATCGCATGATCCTGCCGCGATATCGACGTATTATCTCGATGATAATTTCTTCGGGCGCTGATAACCCACGCGGCGGCTCAAATACAACCTGCATTTGTATATCTGGGTATTACAAAATCATATTTCGCTTAAAATCAGTATAGCGGTAATTATCATTAACATCTTATGTAACCTGATACACCCAACGATCAGCCCATGAACTCCGCACCCCACCAGCCCATACCATATCGCATCGCCGTATCCCATGAATATCAGCCATCGTGGTACCCACATAACACCGTACCCGCATCAACCGCGGACGGTTCCATTAAGTTTATTTATAAGCAGTATCACGTCGGTGATGGCTGTGATGACCTTAGGAATTCAACGTGATTACAACACCACTCTGACTCCACCCTCCACTGTCTCATATTTTTTTTGATTTTACATATTCACAAGTACATATTCGCAAGCACACTACCGCAAGCACACTACCGCAAGCACACTAATACGCCCCTATATCACACATGGATACTCATATGTGTGACGTTATCCTACAAAATACTACGCCGTACACACGATGCCTATTAACACCGGTATCGCGGTGGTTCGCCGAGCACTGCGTCGCTGTCAGCATGCAGAAAAATGCCGCATTGGTATACATACCAGCATCGCCGATTGTCAACGCGATGAACTTATTATTCGGGTTCATGCTACACAGTGTCGTGACACACCGCCCCACCGACGTATCATCCGCGTATAACGACGGCGTGACAAACGACAATTGGCACAGGGATTATCATTTATTAATGAGGCGTCGGCCGCAACATGTGACATATGTAACAGGTCTAGCACCCTAAAAATAGGACATCGTGTCGATAGGAAACACAACGCCGTATACTTGTGTACGAGTTGCTATTGTAGCGCCGGTAGGTGCGCGCGTGAGTTTGTCAGTGATCTTTGCTTGCGAGCCAATATCGCCGTAACACCAATATCAGAAATACAACATTGTGTCCATGAGTATACGATTGCGTTGGCGGCTTTCTCTGCTATGGAAATCAACAGTTAGTAACACCATGTTTTTTCTAGCAATATTTGAATTTAGGATCAGCTAATATATAATCAGCACCTACACACATGAGTATTCCACGAATCATCCCTGCGGGAGCCTTTTCTCACAATAATGTTATTGTCCCGTTGTTTAAGCTCGGTGACGCGGTGTTCATGGACACGGTACAATTAAATCGTGCGTTCGCTAATGTTCACATTGCACCAACGCTTAAGCAGCTTCAAGACGATCACATGTACGAACTTACATCACAAGATCATGTTTTTGACAGGATACCGTCGAATGATTTCGTGCGTGCACTTGTGGTGGATGCGATTAAGGATTCATTTCTTGTCACACTTATTACAATAATACTAGATAGTAGACCAGTCCGCGTTTACACCGATGGAACAGATCTGTATTTCAGCTACACGGATATCACAGGCTTTTACCCATCGGTACCAAGGATCATATTTAATGGAGCCACGGCCATCAGCATATCCGTGGTCGAGGAACCAGCTATGATGTCTAACACTTATACGCGTATGCATAGTTATGCACTCGGTGTGGTGTTACAGCAATATTTGGATGCGTCAACAGATGCGCCAACAGATGCGCCAACAGATGCGCCAACAGGCGTATCCAAAGGCGTATCCAAAGGCGTATCCAAAGGCGTATCCGAGCAATACTTTGACCAAGTTGGTATCTTTATTGAACTTGTTACATCGGCCGGCGTTAACATTGTGGTGCGACGCAACCTTAATACCCCGAGTGCTTACATCGAAATTGACTCCGCGCAAATATTAGCGACGCGACTAAGCCAAATGGGGCTAAGTAGTATAACATTACCAGACGAGTGTTTGCTCGTGCACGCGGAACTGATCAAGATCTTTGTGATGACTGCCGAAGTATTCGTCGGATGGTATGCCAGTGTGGTCGACGAAGATGTCGTTGAAAAATTCGTTGATGACGTTAACAAAATCAATGGTGTGTTTGTGGCGATGCCAACGAAGAAACAAGATAAACCGGCCGCGGATAAACCCACCACATGCATATTCAACCGTGTTATCATGGACATTTCTGAGCGATGGGTACGCGAACACAGCACCACGGGCATGACCCCGCAGGAGTATCAACAAGCATATTTGCGCGATTGCAGCGATGCGTATGCGACTCTTCTTGCTAACAAATCACCGTTTAAGATTACGTTCAGCTAGATATGCGTCGTTGAATCCGCGATCATTCTTTTTTTTCATACAAAAAAAAGTATCAATAACCAAGTGCGCACCACTTACGAATAAGTAATCCGGAATGATGTCTTGTTGGCACCGAGTACAGCATAGGCTTCACTGCATTCACGGAGAAATTCCCGTTGATATTCGCATGATGTTTTCTCGCCAACTGGATGATCACGCACCCATTGCTCAGCCAGCCCAATTACAGCATGGTGTTGTAGTACAGGTTGTGTTTTCACAGGCACATCCACAGGCACATCCACACCCACAGGCACATTCACATTCTTGATAAATTTCTGAACAATATCAGGGTGTTCTACAAGCCCATACCATTCGATGAAAGATTCAGCTTCAACGACCGCATGGTAATCATCGTTACTCTTCACAATCATGCACCGGTCAGCATTTATTTCTCGCTTATTCTTGAGCATTTTGGTTATCAATATGACGCCGCTGGATCCCAAATAAGTTTGCGAGTGTGTCCACATCACAGCAACTGAAATTCCCTCCGTGTTAACGGTTTTACCTGTTTGCATCGCAACCGGAGTGAACGCTCCGAAGTTTTTTCGTTCCGCCGCCGCGGCCATTACAGCACCATGATGGATGTATGTGTAAAAGGTAGGGCATGCTTCAAGAACATATTGTGCTTCACATACATGTATGCGCGCGCCAATTACACCATTGGTCAACAATAATAAATAGCGTGTCACTAGTTTGGCAGACCGTGGAAGATCCTTATACGACAGATACACCACGCCGGTTTTAATATTAACATATACACTAAAATGTATACCATGTATCGTCAACTTGGTTAATTCGATGATACAAGATTCATCACCTGCTTCTGTAATACGGTCGGAGATGCTCGGGTAAAATGTCTTTATGTTGTCGATTACATGGGTTGCAGTCGCTAACGAATATGCGTGGCCGTGCACCACATGTTCATATGATGATGATACCACATCACCGAACGCTCGCTTTAACGAGTCCACGCAAAGAAATGTCTGGCCGTCGCGCACAAACAAGGGGATATTATCGCCGCGATATGTAATAGCTCCAATTATTTCCATGTCAGCGCCAGGTATATATTGATCATAGATATATCAAATTCAATTACTTTGGGCTGTTGCGCCTGAGGCCTAACGCCATACGAGGTCACGACGCGCAGTGTTGTGCGAGTACATTTGATTTTCGCACACAATATATGTATAATGGAGATCCCACGTGATGTAATCTCCCAAATAGTACAATGGTACACAGGCCGGCGAATGACATTATTACTCGTGAGTAAATGGGTGGCCACGGTGGCGATAACATGCGTTGACATCGACGATGACACGCACATATATGGCTGTGTTATACCGGTACGTAATGTGCGAACCGTCGACACATGCGGTGAACGTAGCATCGCCGAGATTCTATTTCTTAATCCGCTGCGCTTGTGCATACGTGGTACACGCCTATACGATACCATGCCCACCCGGTTAGTCAAACTAATAACATCTTTGCATGCAGTACCATATTTGCATAATCTGACCACGCTGACATCGCTTAACATAACCAGCGGAAAAACAGATGAGCCGATCGATTTGACCGCACTTATACACTTACGTAAACTAACCACGTCGTTGCCGGTTCACATTGATGGTCTTGCGCTAGTTGCGTTGCATCTCGAAGAAGTAGAGTTAGCCACAGTTACATGTACAACACTGCGCAAGTTAATCGTAGAAAATGCTACACCACCGGAACTCGCGCCGCAAATACAACTCGACGAATTCAGATTCAGCGCGGTAGAAATCCCCGAGAGTTATCTCGAGCACACGCGAACACTATCTCGTTTATGTGCCGATGATTCAAAGGTGCCAGATGGGTTTTATAACCTACAACTATGCAAATTTGATGCATGGCGTATTCCAACCACGAATATTTCCGCGATCGCATGGACAAGTTTGCAACGATTAAAATGTTTCGATACAACACCCGCGATAACTTCACCCTGTATCATGTTGACAGCGTTATCCACTAACAATGTTACTTGGTTTCGCATTCACAAGGCGATGTTTCCCGCGCTCGTATCATTGAAATTAAACAGCAATGACATCATTGACAGTGATGTCAGCGACTTAACCACGTTGACACGGTTACAGTTACGCCCCGGCGCAACATGTAACAGTTATACCGGAGCTGCATTTCGTAACCTGGTATCGCTGCGGTCGTTACAATTTTCGCATAACTATGTCGTTGAAGCGCGCGGATTAAGTCACCTAGACAACTTAACAACACTAGATATTGTCTGTACACGGATCAACGAGTCCTGGCTTTGGTCAGCATTTGACCGACATCGGTCACTTTACGGCGTGACTACGGCAAATCCATTACAACATGCTGCACGCCGTGGATTTGCATATTTTTTTTACAATAACAAATACAATATCGAATCGAGCCCTATTATAAAAAAATATCACCGCAAGTATAGAATTAGCAACTAGCAACTAGTATGCAAACGGTACTAGCTGGATTTAATGTCGATAATCCAATTGGCGTTATTACTACATCTACCGGGTTTTCCGTACCTGGATCCATGTCTGTTGGAGATTATCAATACGTTGTAACTTATGTGTCGCTGTTCGGCGAAACTCACCCGTCCGCCGCATCAGCTAGTGAGTTTAGTAACGGCAGCATGAATTTAAGCAATATACCCACCAGCGATAATCATGAAGTCATCGCTAAGAAACTCTATAGATCACTTGTCGATGACTTTAGTAATTTTTATTACTTGGCAACGATCAGTAGCCGTACTACAACCTATTTAGATCTCATCGCGGATGCCAATCTCGGCGATGAAGTCCCTGATACAAACACCGCATCATCTAGCCAAATATGTAATGGTGTGGTAGGATTCTCTAAGCCAATCGTATACAGTACGTCAAATATAACTGCAGCAGGGTCAACAGCTGCCAGCGCCACCGTACTTACGACCGAGAACTCGTATGTCAACGTTCCAGTTGATCTCAACGGAGTCATACTCCCGCCGATTAGCGCGGTTATAATTGGCCAACGTTTTATTGTCGCTAATAACAGCGCAACTAACCGGCTAAAAATATATCCATCACAGCTTAATGAAAGCGTCGGAGGCGGATCCGCCGGCGTGCCATATGTGCTTGACGCTGTCACAACACGTAGTTTTATAGCAGCCGACATCAACACGTGGTCGATATTCGCAAATCCGGGCGCCGCACTCTCGCCGGGTTTGGTTTCTATTGGTAATCTCGTAACAAGCGGAAATGAAATAATATATACGACCGCTACAAACATATATGCAACCACGAGCATATCGCCTGCCGGTAGAAGTTTTATATCCGCGAGCAATATAACAGAACAACAATCGGCGTTAAATCTAGAAGTAGGAATAGATGTACAAGCGTATTCCGCAAATTTAGCATCGCTTAGTGCCATTGGAAACCTCGGCGCGGGCCAAATCGCATATACAACCGGCGCAGGATACTCCAATACAGCCTTGAGTTCATACGTAAGAACATCAGTGCTCGCATGTACTGACGCAACCGCATTCAGATCGGCCATTAATCTTGCTTACTTGCCCGCAGACACCAATGGCGGGTTTAATCTTAGCAGTGACAATGTTGTTGGCCGGACCACCGCGATGACACTTACAAACAAAACCATAAGCACGGGCGCCGGCGGCAATATTATTACATTGGGTGCCGGTACATCTCTTTCTGGTATTCCATTTAGTACCGCCGGGAGTACATCCGAAGGCAATATATTAACTGTAGTAGGTGGTACATTGCGATTACAGGCACCCGTCGCAGCCGGAGATGTAACCGGCCCGAATGCTTGCACTGACAATGCGATCGTCCGATTTGACACAACCACAGGGAAGCTCATCCAAAATTCTGGGGTGCTTATCAGCGATACCAACAACATTACTGGGGTACTTGGTCTCAACGCAACCACACTCAATGCAACCACACTTGTAGCTAGTAACATCACCGGAGTAATAAATACTGCGGCGCAACCCAACATTACGTTGGTCGGCGCATTGACATCACTTGCTGTAACTGGCGCATCTGTGTTATCTGGTGGTGCCACTGTACACGGGGGCGTGGTCCCAACAGGTCACACATTGACACTTATTGACTCGCCTGTTGCCGGAACTGATGCGACCAATAAGGCATATGTCGATGCACTTGTTTCAACTGGAGCCGCGCCATTACTCGCTGCAAGTGCAGCAAGTACGACTGTATTACCAAATACTCCCGTGTATAGTTCCGCCGCAGGCACGCTTACTGCAACTGGTGCCGTCATTGCACTTACTATTGATGGTGTGTCAATAACCGCCAATAGTGGCCAGCGAATACTCATAAAAAATCAGGTCGATCCGAGACAAAATGGAGTATACACACGAACGGCAAACAGCGGTGGTAACTGGCAGCTTACGCGGACTACTGATTTTAACACACCGCCTATTATAGCGCTTACCACGATTTTTACGTCATCTGGGTCCGTAAATATAAACACAACATGGTCTTTGCAAGCTACAGTTACGCAATTTAATCCACAGCTCGCAACACCCGGCAGTAGTGATGTTATCTGGGTGCAAATCAGCGGCTCACAAAACCTACAGCCGGGCACCGGAATGACACAAACCGGGAATATGTTTAATGTCAACGGAACCGCCAATCGGATATTAGCGAATTTTACGTCTATTGACATCGACCCTGGTTATATTGGACAAACATCGCTTACAACACTAGGTACTGTAACAACTGGATCGTGGAACGGGTCACCAGTCGGTGTAACATATGGGGGTACAGGACTTGTTGACCCGGTAGCAAATAATGTACTTGTAACTAACGGTAGCAGTGCATTCACGACCAAGATTAATCCCAGCGGCGCTTTTGTTGGTACCACTGACACTCAAACCATAACAAATAAAATAATAGACGCTGGCCGCATTAATACAGCGACTAGCGTGTTCGCGAATAGTAATGTGACCGCGAGCACATTGACACTGAACACGTCGGCACTTACAACCACTCGTATATTGTCCGTACCTGACGCCACTGACACACTGGCATTGCTCGCCACCGCGCAGACATTCACTAATAAAACTATGACTGGTACAACAAATAATCTGATCGCGAGAGCATTATGGACTAACTCAGGGACAAATAGCGTATCAACATATGCTTCACCCAATCCAACATCCGGCCAAGTACTTACCGCAACTGGCGCATCAGCCGCTACATGGCAAACATTACCGGCGACGGGGTTTAATCCATCGCGTACATTATTCGTTTACAAAACCGCGCCGAATGTATCACCGAATTGGTCGAGCTTTACTGCGGCGCTCGCCGACGCGGTTACAATGACTCCAACCGACATTAATCCGGTGCTCATTCAGGTGTTGCCGGGATTATATTCTGAAGTAAATCCTATTACGGTCCCGGCGTTTGTTACGATTACGTCGCTGACCGGCGCTATGGGCGACGTTACATTACGACCGGCCGCGCCCGCAATCGCGTCTCCGATGTTAATCACCGCAGGAAATACCAGGCTAAATGGGTTTATCGTTGAAAATCACGACGGCAGCGGCGGATTCGCAACCGTCGGCATTTATTCATCCGGAGTCGCAGGATTAATTGATCTATTTGTATCAATGGTGTCATCCAACGCATCACAATCGTGTTTTCAAATCGTAGGCGGTGGAACAAAATACAGTCATTTTGTATTGTACAAGTTTTGCGTTGCACAAGTTACTATTCCTGGATTGACTGTTACATCTGGTTTTGATTGTAGTGCCGGCGGTTCTATCAGTGGAGTTGACGTAACAGCGACCGGATTCTTAATATTTGGGTTTACCGGCATACTTACTAATGGTGTATATGTACGCGGCGACACATCGACCGCCGATATGAATACATTGTCGGTGTCGTTTTGTACTAATGGTGTACGATGCGGTGGTGGTACTACATCCAACTCACAATCAGAGTATCCGTATATTAAATGCACAGGAGCCACCGTTTCGAATATTTCTGGGGTTAGTCTCCTAATGGAAGAAAAATCCGTAGTTACAATCTCCGCGTTTAACACCGATGATTCAACCGGCCTATACCCCAATCAATTGCATCTTACAATAAATAGCCCTGCTCTTCCTGCCGAGCCAAATGTATTACAAATGATGTCAGTACTTTCACGAAGTGACAAAGTATCATTTGGAGGGGCTGGTGTAGTTAATAATCCCCCACGACTTATTGGTTTTGGTATCAGCGATATTCCAGGAAATCCGCTAAATCGTTTTCAGGGGGGTGTATGCGTTGGTAGCCCTGTTGCCCAAGCAGATTTTTCCGCAGGTGAAGGAGGTGCGCATGGTATGGGCTTACGAGTTCTCGTGGCGACAAGTTTAGGTGCATTTACCGATATTACTAATAGTGTTAACGCGCCAGTTAAGGATCCGATCGCCGTAAATGTCGCAAGTGTAGCCGCGATTGATTTGGCATCGGCGCCTAGTACTATTGATGGAGCCGTACTAACCTCAGGTATAACTAGAGTATTAGTAAAAGATGGTAGCAGCGTAACTCCGGGAACAACATCTGTGGACAATGGAATATATATTTGGAACGGCACCGGCGTTGCAATGACACGATCTAGCGATTTTGCAGCCGCATCAAGACGTAATTTTAATACTTGGTTTATGGTCGATACCGGAACAGTTAATTATGGCAGTGCATGGAAGATTGACGCGGCAACACTTGCACTTACCACCACTGTAATCGTCGGAACCACAGCATGGGGTGTTGTTGCCCAGTCCGCCAAAATGTTCCCAGCGACCCCCGCAATCGGGGACGCATTTTATATCGGGTCGAATTTGCTGATGAAATTCCCTGGAACACTCATGAGCATGATTAAACCTATCACAACATCCAGCGGGTCATCAACTGGCGTAGTAACGTGGGAATATTGGAACGGATCAGCGTGGGTGACCTTGAATTTCATGAGTACGTTGGCAACCGCGCCGTACACAAATCGCGCTGACAAATCATTAGCTTTCGGCTTAGTTATTACAAATCCAAACACAATCGGATTAAATCAGCGATTCGGTAATATAAATTCTACATGGGCAACCACAACAATCAATGGTACACTTGCATATTGGATGCGAATACGAATTATTAATGCTGTATTAATTACTCAAGTTCCGACGGTTACATGGGTACGCTTACACAGTAACTTTGCACGTGTTGGTCCCGATGGTTATGTTGAATATTTTGGAACTGCTCGCCCGCGGACAACCGAACCGATACAATTGGGAACTATGTTTAATGGCGGTATTGAAACGCCGACAAGTCAACGGTTAATCGGTGTTACATCGCCGGCAATCATATCGATTACACCATTATATGATGTTTTTGCAAATAATGTAACAGCGAGTCTTAGCTCCGTATGGAAACCGCCAATGGAGACCGACAGTTCATCAAATTTATTTGTGCGTGTTTCGGGTTCTATTAGTACTCCTGCCGGAGGTAATTTCGTCATGCAAATTAACTACGCGTTCATAGTCGCAAATGATGTAATTGGAAATACAACAGGAACAACCACGGCAATAGGCAAAACGGCGGTTAATTTTGTATTTGCGTCGCCGAGCACGGTGCAAGGTGCATACAATATTACGATACCTGTTAATATATCTGGTTTGGATCCCACCATACATACCGTATGGTTAAAATTATCACGATTAGGAGCGGATGCCGCCGATACTGCGACTGCAGCTTTATATATACACGCTGTTACATTTTCGACTGTAAAATGGTCTGCAGGCGAGTATTATTCATAGTAGGACGGACGGACGGACAGACGGACGGACGTTTACGGTAGCAAGTTTATAGTAAGTTTATAGCTTATTAGGTAACAATTAGGTATCAATTAGGTAACGCCCACACATATTTTTTTTGTTATATTTGATTCACGAGCGTCGCCAATCACATATCATGCAGGTGGCTCTATGGGAAATAATCCTGCAAAATACAACCCCATACGTGCGCTGGCAGCTATGTATGTGCTCGCAGTGGTTCAGCGTTCGCTGTGTCGAGGTGTCGATGCTACGCAATCTTAGTCTGCCAATATTTGGCGGATATACGCCGGAAGAGCAACGAATGAATCTATTTCTTGGATTCATGGTACACGGCAGTGGATATCCGCGCGCGAAGAATGTAAAACTGGCATACAATGGTACAATCAACGAGACATGGTTTCGTGATTATCATCTCATGATGAGACTGCGGCCGTCATTATCGTTATCACCGCATTTCTGCATATTGGCCGACGCCGACGTGGTTGAATTTGCAGTGTCAAAGTACACGATCGCATCGCATACTGATCGCGACAATACAACAGCGTGTATATGCAATTTAATACATCGCGGAATGTTCGACGCAGCCACACATATTCTCGATATTGCCCACGCGGGATGTGACGGCGATGAGTTTGTTGAGATGATCAGCGATGTGATGGTGTTCTCGGATGACATCAGTTACTATGACCGATACGTTATTTGGTGCTCCGACGTCATTCAGACAACAGCAAATTCGTACCGAAGTTGTCTATGCGGCGAAATACCGGCGGGTTTAACAACAAACATTACACATCGGCATATACACGCTGCAGCGTATGGTAATCACATTAATCTTGTCAAAAAAATATACTTCGCTGGTGCAGATCTACTAGCAGAAATATGGCAGCCGTACGAGTTCGGCTTAATAAATGAGGAAATATTCCGGTTTGCATGTGAACAGGAACCTGGCTCAATTATTACCGAGATGCTCGGGGGAGATGCCGATGCTTGTTTTAATATCGCAATGGATTACGTTACGGATACAGGACAGCTTATGTCAAAAATGCGACTATGTGATATTGATCAACTGGATGCCCTTATCCAGCGACATAAAAAACTCGGAAACACACTAACACACATTGAAAAGAAAAATATGCTGTCGAATGCTGTCCACGATGAAGAAATACTTGATTGTGTGTTACAACTATTGCATATAGGTACGTGCGCTGATATATATTATACCGCGATTGCATCCGCGGCCACATCACGATGCCCTGTCGCGATAATTAACAAACTTGTACTTGCACTTGGTGGCGCGCTTGGTAACGCGGCAAAATCATCCTAACCAGGTATATTTTTTTAGCGCCAGTGTTAAAAAAAATACTAACTAGCACCAGACTTATCATAGTCCAGATTTCGGCAGCGAATTAGTTCGTGCCGCTTAATACGAGTACCTGTAAATATTGCATATCTTAGGTTATTTAGATGCGTTATCCCATCAATAGTAACATACGTATTGGTTTCGATTGCAAGATTTTGTAATCGGGTCAGCGTGGCTAAACCACAGTTGGTAATCGGTGAACCACCCAGTGAATAACTGCGGAGTGCCAGTGAGGTCAGCGTGGTAAAACTGCAAAGTACATCATCAGATAGATCATTACTGTAAACATCCAACGTCGTTAGCGCGGTCAACATCGTTTTATGATCCCGCAGCCAAAAGTTATTATCAATAAGTTTTAACGTGGTCAATGAACATGCAAACATCGGCCCGAGTCTTCCACGATTGACACGTAATTCTTCCAACTGCGTCATTGTACCAATCGCATCCCAATTAGTCGCATGTTGACTCCCGTATAACATTAATTCACGTAGTTGTAGTTGCGCGAGAAATCCTCGTGGTAACCGTGAGCTTACGTGCAGCGATGTCAATTGTCTTGTACATGCGGTGTATTCCGTAGGTACATCACGATCGTACATCACGAGGGTCTTCAAAGATATACCTGCGGCGAGTATCGGCGTATGTTGTACACCCTTAAAGTACAGTTCTTGTAACGTTGTGCATGATATCAGCGGAACGTGTGCATCATTTATTACAAGCGTTTTCAGCGCGAGCATACTAATATCGATTGTACGATCCAATTTTAGTGTGCTAAGTTTTGTTAACGTGGACACAGATGTAATTGTGTCATTGGCTTTAATGTCAAGATACGTCAACGTGGTAAACATACTCAACTGTTCATTGCTCGTTATTGTTCCATATAATGTAAGTGATGTAAGCCGCGTTAAAGTGCCGCTGAAGCTGCCCCTGGAGCATATGTTTAGTACCACAGGATTAAGCTTTGTGAGATCATAATCACTCTCTTGTACATTTAGTTCATACACATTACATGGCGGCGCTAATATCTGGGTGTGGTCGTAGTTCGCCATATCGTATAATCTGACAAGATTGTCCAGTGTCACCCGGGCCACCGTTTTGCTCACAAGCAATAATGTCATAAGCGGCCCTGTGTATCTTCGTATTATTTCGACGATAAGCTCGGGCCATATGATAGTTGAACCATCCATTGAATATCGGCGCGGCAAATTCATATTTTTATAGTACCAGTTGCATGGGACATCATTAGCGAAATTTGATTTTATATACCATGTATGATATATCAGCATCACACCCACATGGACACAGATTATTACATAGCAGGAGTGTTTAATTATTCACAAACGAATATCCTTGTATACAAATCCAAATCCAACAACAAGATATGGTTAGACAGAATTTCTGCAAGAAAGGCATTTACTATGTGGTGGGCACCCACAAGAATGCCAAGTCAACCAAATGAACTGATCGATCTCAATGACATAATATCAGCTAAATCAACCGTGGGTCTTACTACATTGATTACCTATGCGATAAGCCAATCCTATATTGTTCCACTTGCATCTGTGTACATTGGCGGTGTTCTCGTTAACGCGTATGTGCTTGCGGCGAGTGATAAATTGTCACCGACAGTGTATTTTGCATCCAATGACACTACATGTACGCGGGATCTGCCTCTGATTATTCAAGGCCAATACATCGGCACCGTCGCAGTCCGCGACCAGAAAGATATACCGTGTTCGCCGAATTATCCACCGTCACGGCGGTATGCGATAATTAATGCAGCCAAACAATTGTTGGCTTCACCGACCAACGAGTTCAATCCGGTGGTTGTTAAAAACTGGGATGGGTTTGACTTTATGCATTATTCACTAATTATATCTCATGATCCAGTAACCAAGCAAACATATTTTGGCGGCAATACTATTCATGCGATGGTGGAGGATTATGCCGGCGATACAAGCACCATTAACAGTGCATGGTACATGCTAGCTCGAACAAATTACGACGACTATTGTATGACAGTGGTACCAACTAAACTATTTCTGGAATGGTTTGAAGGTGTGGCATGCAATATTATGGTACAAGCGCTCACAGACGAGGTTCTCACATATATTAACCGCGTTGTTGCACCGGAACAACCGATTATCGAACCGTTGGTCATAGAACAACCATCACAGACAATCACACCAATCACGCCAACACATGATAGTTACTGTGATGCCGTAGTTAACCTCGCCGAGACCTGGACACGTAACCGCGCGCCAAAACACGACGAAGAAACAGCGGAGGAATACCAGCGGGCATTCCTTCGCGACTGCAGCGAAGCATACGCCGCGCTACTTGCTAACAAAACTGCATTTAAGATTACGTTTAGCTAGTATTTGCATGACCTCAACGACTAATCGCACCCCCACCTCCCCCCATTGGCATTCTTTTTTTTGCATATCGTCGATAACTTCGTAAAAAAAGCTTAACGTGTTTTTGGCGGGGGTGATTAGTCGCCGTGTGGGCACAAGATGAATTTCCGTTAATATAAGACAAATAAACACCAATATCTCACAAACATCGGGCGGCATGGCTATACCTGTATTCGCATTGTCAGCCGGATGTATCTGGCCCGAGGATATACTCGCGGAAATTATACGTCATTGGACAGGACCGCTCGTGACAATACTTACAGTGTGCAAGTTTACAGGTAGAAAAGCGCTTGATTGCCTAATATATGACTATAACGCGACTCCCTTACCCATAAGTACCAGTATTCTGGGGCCCATTTGTAATGTTTACAGATTATATGTGACACATCACACTGTCGGTGATCTCAAGAACTTAAATCCGGTTTCAATGCGTCCGTCGTATGGTCTGTCTTTACCAGCCGACGCGATCTTTCCGCGACTGCGCAAGTTAACATTGCGCGATGATGCTTATATGGATTTTGCGCGTTTTACATCAATTACTTCACTTAATCTTGATGATGTACACGCCAAGGCTAGATCGTTGACTATACTAACGCAGTTACGTAAGATACGCATGCAGCAAGTTAATAATATTGAAGGCATTGCGTTAGAATCAATAACCCTCTATCATGTTGATTTTCCGCTGATAACTTGTACTAGCTTACGCCGGCTTCATGTGTATGACATTGTAACACCGCCGACATTAGGTCAAAAAATATCACTCGATATTCTTATATTTCGCGGGAGTAATCTACCTTCCGCTTACATAAATAACACAAGATCACTAACCCGATTGCAATTACATAATGTAGCGGTACCAACTGGGTTTTTCGCGGGATTAACACAGCTTCGCGAACTGGACCTGGCTCACATATTTATTAATCCGGATGCATGTGATACGCTGTCCATGATGACGCAACTTAATGTGCTCAAACTACACGATACGTTATTTCCCGATATGCCCGTATGCAATTTAACATCGCTGGAAATAATTTCATACGACACCGGCTGGACAGTGACTAATGGCACCGCGTTAACAAAATTGACTTGCTTGTGCATGTACAGCGATTATCTAACGGATGATCTTGTGGAACATCTTACATCGTTGACGTCATTGGAGTTAGGCACGGAGGAGAGTGAAGTAGTTACGCAACTTACAATTGACGCATTTCATAATATGACCCGATTAAAATCGTTATGTCTTGAGGGTCATCACAACATAAGTCAAAACGATATCGACTTCGGATTAGTTCACCTCACCAACCTTTCTGACATCCACTCATCCGGCCATATATAGTTATATCGTGCTCATTCTTTTTATACTACCACGGATGCACATTTGAATATGAACTACGTAAAGTCAAACATGCATAACCGCCATTTTATCCACGGAATTTACACCAGTGACCGTGCATGCTATGCTGTAACTGACCTTGCATGCACAGCCATCGGTAAACCAACGATACAGGTTCCTATGCATAAGCTCGAGCGCGAGCTCACCAAACCGCGATGGGATGACGACCTATCACCGTTTGATGTAATTGTACAGATACAAAATAATGAAATCGAATCACACGATCACGCCGGCAGAATAACTCATGCGCAACTCAAATACCCGATAATAATTGACTCCAATTACTATATATTGGACGGTTGTCATCGCCTTGCCAAGTATTATTTGGCCGATGCGACCACGGTCGATTGCGTCATGTTGATGCCGGACGACCTCGCGTCGATTGCACAGTCGATCAATAACTTTATATAACTGTTTTTTTTGTGCTTGTGTGTGGTGGCGTGGGTGGTGGCGTGGGTGGTGGCGTGGGTGGTGGCGTGAGCACATTTGAATATGTTCGTCGAATGTTGTATATCATTAAGTTCATCGACACGATGACTGATAATCCCAATGATATGTCATGTTACTTCGAATGTGGGGCATATTGCTCGGGTACGCATATGTTTGATGTGCCAGAATTGGCGCGTGTCGCTAATAACAAGCCAGTGGTTGTCGTTGGCATTGATGCGTTGTCATATAGCTTATACGATACATGTTGGGAAGACGACTTGTCGCCGGTAGCCATTGTTTCACAGATACGTGCCGGTGTAATTGACAATGATCACGCCAGCAGGGTAATTCATGCCGAGCTAAAGTATCCAATAATCATCGATTCGCAATACCACATACTTGATGGTCATCACAGAATTGCCAAGTATTATCTTGACAACGCAACCGAGGTAAACTGTGTTATGCTGTTGCCGGACGATCTTGAGCCAATAGGGGATTATATCTTTGGATAATCATGCGTTTTTTGTGCTTGGGGGTCGTGGCGCTCCACGGGCACAATTTGAATATATTCACTACATTAATACATTATGTGGCAAGTGCTTGAGCTAGTTGCGTACAGCGAAACAGGCAAGTTTCGCAGTAGGTTATGCCAGCTATCATCGCATGCAAATACACTCATGCTGACGGTGTCATCGGCGTGCAGCCGCGTATTTACGCAATATAACAACTGCGTAAACTGTCGACGTAACAGCACCGACCGTACAAAACCACATGCTTGCAAGCGCTACTGTAACATATCCCGCGAGGAAAAAGCCGCAATTGCGCTGGATTATCATTTGATGGTACGTCTGAAAAATCCCAAGCTATTAGCGGCGCGGTTTGTCTACGGCGTGACCACCTATAAGACGCAATGCGAGTTATTGGCATCTAACTCGGAGATCCTTACCGTAACGCTACAAAAACCGCTACGTACGGCGCCACACTGTCCTGATGTTGCTGCGCTACATGAAATATATCATACGCATAGGTTATATATGCGTAAATACGCAGCGTGTTATGCCGGCGATATGTCTGCCGTCGACAATATTATTACACAACCAGCATCATATTACTCTTCCGAGTCCGCATATTTGTTCAGGATGGCATGCACACGCACCAACACTAATATACTCGAACGTTTCATCACACGCGTACACGTGGGGCGATGGTATACGCGTGTGATGTCGCCGTCGGCGTTCCTGTGTTTGCAATATCATAAAAAACGAGTTCTAACCCAACAACGTGGAATCCACGGAGTATTATACACTGTTGATTTGCGTGACGATTCGGCATAGTTACGAAGTAACTATTTTTTTTATTCGCGAATATATACTTGCGCTTGCACATCATGTCCACATTACAATGCGTCGCTGTCGTACTTATCTTAATTGCATTATGGCAATACACTAAACCGGCCGAAAAATTCGGCGGAGAAGCTCCACGTCCATATACCCCAAATATCGTTGGACCTGCCTGGGCTAAACTCGGTGGAATGTCTATGTTCGAAAACGCCGACACACCTAACCGCGCTGGTACACTTCTTCAACGAATGGGAATGGAAGACAGCGGAAACAGAGCCAATGCCTCAGAAACATTACGTAATCGTGACTCCGGAATCGGCCGTGGTACTAACTGGACTCGTGCCATGAATTTCTAGACGTGCTCATGCGGCGAAGCCGTGCTGCGCGGCTCGACCTGGTCGTTTGATGCCGTGCCGGTTGCACCACCATGTCAGGCCTTCGCATAGTAGTGCACATGCTGATTAATATTTTTTTTGCAGGTACAGTCTGCAAAAAAAGAGAGCATCTGGTAAACAACATGCGCCTGGACCCAGTGCCATGCATTCTTAGATTTTTCCATCAGCTCCATCAACAGGTTGGTAAGTCGAAATATATTGAGAGTTTTCCTCCATATGAAGCGGTTTTTCAGCCGCGGTAAAGAACTCGCCTTTGCCAAAAGTACCATCGGCTTGCGGCCCGAATACATCAACTTGGATCATTCCGTCAGGAACCTCGTAATCTTGCTTAATCGCAGCAGCTTTAGCCTTGGCCTCAGCAAGTGCATCTTGTTCTTCGCGTGTTAACATCTTCTTACCTCCGAGTTCACGAACGGCATTCATTGTTTTCATGTAGTCCTTAATACCAGGTTCATCCGGGCCGGCCTCTTCAATATTTTTCTTTTTCTCAGTCTTGGCTTTCTTCTTCATAAGATCTTCGCCAAGTTTGTGATCGGCCTCGAGTTGTGAATGCATAAGACGTAATACCTCGGTGTTCTTGTTGTAGTATTCAACAGCATCTCTGTTTTCCTTGAATGGGCCAATCAAGCTGACAGCACCAGATTCCACGGCGAATACGTCAGTACGGAACTCCTCACGATGTTGAACACGATAATTTGCAGCTTCTTCGGCCGATTTGTGAACACCATGAATAACGACTCCGTATTCAATGTCAGCACGCTCGCTGTATAACGCCTGCGTACATTTACGTAATTGTTCATAGTGATTAACAATGTAACGATCAAGCTGATGGAAAGCCTCAGCAGGTGGATTAATCTTGTAAGCATTAAGTGTATCTGCAGCGGCAAGCGGTTCGACAATCACGGACATATCCTTTGCGGACTCGGTCAACTGCACGTATTTCTTGATTAAGATTCCCTGTTGATCTTCCGTGGACAGCGTTGGGTCGTTCAATATTTCAACACATGTTGCAATTGCTGCGGACGCCTCAAGATTTGCTTGATAACCGGTAAGTAAGTGCCCGCGCATATATTGAAACATTGCCTCGGGCTTAGCATCGAGTGCCGCAGTGACCTTGGTTGCAGCAGTGGCCATAACTGATAAATCCGGTTTTTCACGTCCTTCGACATGGGCGCCACGAAGATGTCTATCTGGATCGTATTCGAAATTACGGTTAAGAAACTTATCTATGATCGTCTTGGTTGTTGCAATGATAAGCTTGTTTCTGGCTTCATGTTGTGTTGCTAGTTTAGCACGTTCTCCATCGGTAGTTGCCTTGGCGAGTGCACGTTTGTGGTTGGCCAATTCCTTGGCAAGTTCGGCCTCAGGTTCATATTCTTCCAACGTACGGTAAAGATAACCAACGAGCGCCGTCATTAAGAACTTTCTCATATATCTGTCCCGCCAGTTAACAAGCCCGATGTTTATGAAAGATTTTTTCTCACTGTCGTTACTACTAATTGTGCCGAGCGGATCTAACTCCCGACGTAATTCAGCAGCTTGTTCCAAATCAAGGTCGTGTACCTGAGATGGATTTTTAGCAACTGATGCGGCGAGTGACCGTAGACTCTCGATCTTACTAGTACTAGATTGCGCAACCGGTACAACATGGGAATTTGCGGGGGAATCTTGCATCTGGTTGGTATAAATCACAGCGAATTATACTAAACTTATGCGAAACTCTAATATAATTAGAGTTTGTACCCGGGTATACACCTAGCAACATGAATGCGACAACCTATGCGACGATCGAATCTACACACGCTAAAGTCATGGATAAATTTAACACGGCGGCGCAGGGATTTAACGCACTACCAGCTATTATTGCAGCGCCACGCAAAACCCGGGCAGTTGTCCCTGACCTAAATATAAACATCCGCCTGGACGAAATCGAAACAGCCCGCGATGATTATTCGTTGGCTATCGTTGATGTTCTCACGCGGTATTACAGTGGCGAACTGTCCGAATCCGCGGCGACTCGCGAATATTATCGCGTGTTAGCCGCAGGTAACCACGTTGCAGCGGCTGATCGTCATATTCAGCGACTAATATCAATTTGCACAACATTACGCGCCGGTCACGACCATGCGGCCGTAGACAAAATCCTCGCTGACTCACGCAGTGTCGCCGCGATTGTCATTAACAGTGTCATCGAAAAGAAAGCCTACGAAATCTGCAAATGTGGCTCGCGCATGGATGTGCGGCCGGAACACAGTGACCTTGAATGCCCACAATGCGGACGTCTAAAGGAACTCCAAGGCACTGTATTTCGCGATGAACAATTTCATGCGCAAGATGGCCAAAAAACTAAACACGGCGGTTATGATACCAGCCGACACTACAAATTTCATATCGAACGTCTCCAGGCGCTGGAAAATAAGACGTTTGATGACGCAGTAATCACCAAAATCGAACAAGTGATCCGCGATGATGGCTATGATCGGCGCTTACTTGACTGTGAGCGAATGCGCGGCATACTCCGCGATCCTAGAGTCTCAATATATGGCAAGAATAATACCATTGTCAAGGGTACCAAGTTGAATGACCATGCACCGCTGCTTGTTAAAATGTGTGGCGGGCCGGCGCCACCACTGCTTAGTTTTAAGGAAAACCAACTTGCGTCACTGCGATTTAGCAAAATTATGGTGTTGTATGATCAAGTTGTCCCAGAGGGTGGCAATAAACCTTACTATCCATACTTTATCTACAAGATAATCGAGCATATGTTTGTTGGCGATCCCTCAAAATTCAGGCTTATTGATTATATCCATCTCCAGTCGCGCGATACAGTGATCAAGCACGACAAAATATACGAACAGATATGCGAGCTTGCGCATCCCGATGATGGTTTAGTTTATACACCTACGAATCGCTCCCTGAGATCCGGCCGATGAATCCGCAGTTATAACTATGGATATTTTTTGTATCGCTGCTACTTAAACGAGTGCGAAAAACGGTTGTTTACGGATGTTGTGCCGGGCTCCGCTTTAATTTCGTCGCAGTAATTCCACACATGTTGACTGCCGAACTGGAAATTATCGTGTTTCTCCGCGATGAATTTCTTAAATCCACCCTCTTCGCGCACCCAGGCGAGTTTTTGGAAGCGCTCCGTAGGCGTAAACGATGCGGCGACCGCGGCCTGGGCTTTACGTTGATCATCGCGTGTTAAATCATTGGACCCGCGCGAAAAGTATGCATTCGCCGATGGGATGTCAGTGAACATTGTAACAAAAGCATTTTTCTTAAGCTCGGGATCTAGTGCCTTGTCAGTGTGGCATGCGATCAGACATGTGATGTATGCCCACCTGCCTTGGTAGAATATCTTTTGAATTACCGGGTGTTTCTTCATGCGTTTAAGTTGGTCGGTACAATCGTCGAAAATAAGGAGAAGACGCGGGTTCAACGTCGCGTATTTAATTGTGAATCGCTCTTGTTCAGTCAACTTGAGCTGTTTTAACGCGGCGGTGTTACGCTCGATTGACTTACGGATCATCATCGTGATCAACTTCTCGCATTCCGCTTCTTTGTCCGCGATCTTACTGGCATCGCCACCGCTGCGTTTCATCTCGGCCTTAAAATTAATCAGTTTTTGCCGGATTTCGCCGACCGCGGCCTTATATTGACATGTCGGTGAGATTTTGTCAAATACCGATTGTAATATCGCAGGATTATTGGCCTGTGTCATCACAGAAACCATTGCCTCTTGGCGCTCCCATATGCTAGTGAGTAAATTCTCAGTAATTTGATAGTGTATGCAAGGTAGCGGCACAAGCCCGCGATCATATGTATGATTTTGTCGATCGGTCGGACTAATTACAATGACCTGATCAACGTGATCGCGTATATTGTACATGGTGTGTACCATCACCGTAGATTTTCCGGTACCCGATGCACCCAGAAATATGCTAGTACGGTCAAGAAATGTCTTATAGTGGAACTCAAGCTCCGGAATATTAGTCGCGCTGCGGTCCATAGGGAGTACCTACACACGTATATATCCACACGTATATATCCACACGTATACATATACATGCGCGATAATTATCAACATGTAAATATACGCTACAATGCCACTGGATATCGGCGAATGTATCAATGGAGCGTCCGATATTATGATGCGCGCGCCAATGATGGTCGCAATAGCATCTAATCCTATTTACACCGCGATGACAATCGTATTTATCGTCATGTTGATCGTGCTGATTGTGTTCAGAGACACCAAGTCGGAGGATTCAATACTCGTAATGACGTTGCGTGCCGGCTTTTGGGTATTTCTGTCGACGCTTGGTATAATCTTCATGCATAATAAAATACTCACCGCGGACACAGAAGAACAAGCAAAGGGTTACGGCGGGTTATTTGATGAATCTACTCATCCAGACGCCGTACCTGTCATTATACCTAGCGCGCGACCAACACCAAGTTTCGATGTGAGTAAATTGTCATCACGACCACAACAGGCGCCACAACAACCAATTCAACAACCCGCAATGTCACCAGTTAGTGTAACTATTAGTGTTCCAAGTTCAGGAATGGTCTCGCAAACACAATAAAAAAAGAAAATTGTGTGTAATTGGGCGTGGGTGACGTGTTAATGCCGCGTTGGCGCGTTAAACAATCTACTTATTTTTTGTTCACGGCTTTACCTTTACCACGTACGGCTTGTTTACCTCGTGGTTGTTGTGGCGGCTGTTGCGCTGGTCGCGCTTGAGTTTTGGCTTGAGCACGTACCTCGGCGCGGTTGGCTGGCTTTGGTTGTTCTTCAATAGTAACGACCCGTTCAATCACAGCGAGGTTTTGTTTCAACCTGACGCTACCTTCAATGCTAAAAGCACCTTGTTTTTGGTGAAATTGGCAGCTTGAGTTAAGTACAATATATGCATTGAAGACTTCTTTAGTTTTCTCGGCGTTCTTAGCATAGAACTCGAGGAGGATATTTCTTGCCTCGAGGATTCGCTCGCAGTCATCCATGCTAAGTCCTCCCTTGGCATTTTGAGCAGCTCCAATAGATTGGTACACAAACATAACGGCGCTCACTCCGGCGTTGTCAAGCGGGTTGACGATAGGTTCTTCGACTTCCTCAATTTCATCTCCAGGGGAGACGACAATTTCTTCAGAAAGCTCTTCAATGTTATCTTGGGTAATGTCGGCCATGGTGATGTAGAATATCTAGCTCTGGGTGTAACTCTAATTAACATTATGCTCGCGCTTGTGCGGCAAAGCCGCACTACGCGAGCTCGACGCTAGCATCAGCAAAGCCGCTGCGTCGGTCTTCGCAGTTGGATTATCCGGAGGCGCAACCACGCGAGCACGCGAGCATATGTTAAATTAGACTTGGTATCATGATAAATATACAGTTGGTGAATCAAAATATCGCTTCATGCAGCCGCAAATTGACCGCAGGCGTTATGATACTAAGACATTGAGTATCCTAGACACATTCGGTGCATACTTTATTGACCGTTATTACAATCATATTTACTTGGCGGCATGTGACCAGGTCAACGAAGGTCGTGCCAAGAATATCACTGATGCATACCGTGGTAATGTAATCAACTACATGACCGGGATCGCAAAAAAAGAATACTACGTGTCGACGGTAAAACATCTCCATGAGTTTTACCAGGATAAGTCCGGCTTCGGATCAATAGTATTAAGCGAGTTCGAAAACAAGGTATTATGTGCGTTTATTCCGCAGGAGTTTTACCGCAGCTTTAACAACGACCAAAAAGATAAAGTACTCCGCGACATCATCGTGAAGACCACTAATGAACTCGGTACAGTCGTCATCGGGCGAAATATGTTACCACGGATTATTGATGACCATCGCAACCCCGCCATTGTAGAACAACTGCAGGACATAACGCTGGATATATTGCTGAATCAACGCGAGACATACTACATGCAGTTCGCCAAGCAGGTATCAGACACAAACGCTGGCGATAAGGTATCACGACACATCGTTGATAAGCTTAAGCAAGCGCTGATGGATGAGAAACAGTCGCGTATTTCCATGGAAACCGATCGTGATCGCGCGCTCGCCATTGCGAACTCCCTTGCGAACAAGATGACGTCAATGGAACGCGAATTAATAGGATTACGTAAACAGGTGAGTGAACTTGTGGCTGTGCACCGAGTACAACCAGTTGTCCAAGTACAGACAACTACGCAGCCAGTTGCACAACCAACTACACGACCGGTAAAACCTGTCACGCAACAACCAACTACGCAGTCAGTTGCTATACAACCGGTAAAATCACAGCCATTTGTGCAGCAACCAGCCACGCAGTCAACTACACATTCCGCCGAATACTCAATCGTCGCAAGTGAAGAAAGCGAAGACAACACATCACGCAGTCGGCAGCAAGAAATGATTCGTAATAGATTCAATACCGTGTCGGTAATCAGTGACCAAGCAGATGTTGCCGAGAGCGAATTTGACGCTGACGCGTGGTTATAATTACGGTCCGCCTATAAATCCATCCACGTATTCCAGTAACATACACATAATTATTTTACTAACGTCACAAACACCAATACGCTCGGATATCACGAGGTATTTTGTAGTTAATGCGCGAATACACATAAGCCCACGAACATAACATTCATAACAATACTCGTACGAATTATCACGGCATTGTATTGTGCTTGATGGGTCGGTTGATCCACAAACAACACACGGGCGGTCGCCCATGCGGTCGCCAAGTTCATCATAATGTACACTGTAATCTTGAAGAATCCCATTATATTTTTTGAGCATGCCAAGCAAGCACCAGTGACAACCAAATACACGGCGCGCTTCCCATGTGCTTAGTAGTTGTTTACCGCGGTCATACACAAGTATAATGTCTGCGCCGTGTGAAATCACTTCGCACACGGCGCCCAAATTAATAATACCGCGATGTTCACGCGTATGTACGCGTAGTAATATCTCAAAACATCCATAGCATATTGTGCCAAGCGGCCCAGCCAACGTCGTAACTATATCACGTCGGCAGCACACACATATATGAGTTTCCGTGCGGTCCCACGCGGCATTCGATGCTATCCACGCGAGGTCAACACTACGTTGCACCGCGATTCGGTGCGCGCGACCAAGTGCATATTCAGTAGTTGTCTCGCGATAGCGTATCAATGTGATACATAGATCGATTGAATAGAACTCGGTGGGACTCCATGGAACGAGCGAAGTATTTACGATTGCGCTAATCATCGTATATTATTCATTTGATTTTACGCCGTCCGCATATAATGCTACCGTGCACCCCGCACTGCGCCCGCAGGATGCGCGGTGGGTGTATACTCGAGTTCATATTCGTGAAACAATTCGAAAAAAAGATTTTCTTGCGACGAATAAACACGCTGTTATAATTCACTAAACGAGTCTTAGGTTATGTTTTTACACGATAAAAAAACATAAACTGTGAACCACGAACAACCACGAACAACCACGAACAACCACAAGCCACCAAATACTTATTTCAGTTGCATATGATCAACAATAGCATCCACAATCGGACGGTATTCTAGCGCGCGGTAATACTTATACATGATGATCAATAGCACTGGAGAAATCATGTTATGGTGGGAGTTAGTTAAATAGTTGATCACGGTAATAAGTTTTTCAATTTGATCGTCCGCGTTATTGGACGTAACAACCGAATTATGTAAACGTTGAATAAGGTCGTTTGAATCAATTGGTTTCTTCGAGATTTTAAGTAACAACACAATGTCTTTCTCCTCACATTGTAATAGGAGGTACGATACGTTAATATTGCAACGATCAATGAGATATCCCGAGATTTCAGGATAATAATTACATGCCCGTACAACTCCCTTTTCTACTGCGTTTATTGAGGTGTTACCAGCATAATGTTTTACCACAGACATATTGCCATGTTGACATGCCAAGATAAAGCCCTGCTCAGAAGACACGACACCCGAGATGTACGGCTGCAATAACTCTATAGTCTCAACTGATTGGTCAATGTATAAATTAGAGTAAAAGTCCTCCAGCTGTGCATGTGACCATAAGGCGTCCTTACTGTTGCAAAACTTGTCCACGATATACTTGATCATGCCCTGTTTCTTACTCTGTAACGACAACCCGAGTAATTCCCCTACATTAACACTTCCGCCGTGTTGTTCCCATGCGAGCTCACATGCGATAAAATTCCCTCGTTTACAAGCTTCTCGCATTGTTAGTGACTCCATGTGGCGACTATAATACTTATATCGATACCAAATTCAATTGTGCACGCGGTTGTCGCTAGGCACGATTAGTGCCTGTCGGCATATGAGCCGTTCATTACCGCAACTTCGGCTTAAGTAGTCCCCCGCGTGGGTTCTTTTTTATGAACCACAACCACCAATATCTAAAAAAAAGAACTCACGCGGGGACTACTTAGGCCGATTAGTCGTTGGGGATGCGCTAGCATCATGACTAGGCGCGCAGCTATGAATGATCGGCGACCCACTTTTTGGTTTCACTGTGTCGTTGGGCCGCCATCGATCGCCCCGCCTGTGTTCGCATGTACGAAGGCAAGCCGAGTAATTTATCGTGGCAGTGCTGAAGTACCAACGCGGTGACCTCAGTCGATGACAACGCAGGGTTAAATGCGCTTGTAAACTGATAGCATCTGTTTATTCCCTTGGTACCGATTGCCTCGAGTTTATCTGCATCAGATACAACATTGCGGGCACGTTGTACTTGGGGATCAATATGTTGCGGATATCCGCCGCGTACTTCTTTTGAGTAAGAAATATTGTCTATGATCCACCCGATAGCATCTCCGTCAGTAATACCACTAAGGAATGTGTCCAATCGTTGCTTGTTGGCTTCAATTGTGTCTACGTATTTATGGTCACATACATCATGAAGAATAGCAGCGACTTCAGCGAGATAACACACCCGTTCTTCATCCGCACCCAATATCGACGAAGTATTTTTTAACACATCAACGTGATGCTGAAAGTCATGTGATTCATCATAACACTTGGTTAGTTCCTTGGTCAATAGCCCGGCATGATACACGGTATGCATTTGCGTGAGCCATGCATGACCGGCAGTGTCTAGTTTGTCCGTCATTACATTGATTTCATCGCCATTATGTTCGCAAAGCTGTTCCATTGTTGTGGTATTAGTTACTGTAGATTAGCAAAATTCAATTGCTTTGGGTTGTGCCACAAGGCGCGTATCTGATCATGCACTATGCGCGTAATAATACGAATTTACCGCAGTGATAATCCCAGTGGCATAATAAAACATTACTATAGTGAAGACGCCGGGATATGCACACATTGTTGGAGCAATAATTACAGCGATATATAGAGCACTACTGAGGGCGAAGCCGCAGGGACGTGGCTCCGCCAGATGCGCCGTAGGCGTATCCAACGACGCCAGGCGAGCCAACGACGCTGCGCGTCGTTATGCTGACGCGAAGTCGCTAAATGTTGTGGCCGCGTTCATGTCACGGTCCATCTGTTTACGCACATTTTTGCCACCGAGTACAGCAACACGTAATTGGTCGGCGTCGTTGTCGCTGAAATCTTTCATGTATACGGTATCATCAGGATGTTGCATACGCGAGTTCCATTTACCAGGTCGGCGTACTTGGCTATTGTCGCTGACACCGATGTAGCCATCCTCTGATGTCATGCGGCTGCGTCTATCACCATTACATTGTTTTATTCCCTTGTAGCTGGTGGTACGGCGAGATTCTGCCAAGTCCGCGTCCGTGTGTGCGCCGAGTTTAGCCCCGGATTTCATCTCACGGCGTGCTGACTTCACGACGATGTTGCTAACGTCACGAACAGATGGCGCAGAGGCGTCAGTCACGATATTTCCATGTGTGCCACGGAGATTTCGTCCCTCGCGCACCGACTTGTACATTATTTCCGCGTTCAAGTAGTGGTGAGCCGGAGTCAAGTGACTGGCCGCGTCGACGCGACGTGCACCATGCGCTTGGCGCTGTGGCGCTGCGGTTTTTCCATGGTGCATGCCGTCATCGGATTGGCCCATTCGTGCATCTGTGCTTATTTGTGATGTAACCGCGATTAAATCACGAACAATTGGCGCGGATTTGATTGCAATGGACTCGCCGGATTTTGCCATGTCAGTGTCACCGGACATCGTAGCTTGTTTTTTCTGATTTACCAACGACTGCATAAGAATACCCGCCGTTTTGTAACATTTGGATGCATCAGCGTCGGAAAACTCGCCGTCGGTCCCGTTAATCGCGCTTGCGACGGTCTTATGTGTGTTACATTGCTTACGCTTACGTCCGAATTCGCCATATTGCGCAATTGCGAAGTTGGCGTCGGCGGTCTCCTCGCGCCAGGCGCTGCTATCACGTAACACTTGTTGGCAAATTACATTAGCACGACGCTGTGGGTTAAGCGCATAGTCGGTAATTGCATCACCGTACGATTTAATCTCACCTTGCACATGCGAATATTGTGACTTGTATCCGTATACGCGACGTAAACCCTCACGTCGGCCGTCCATACTACGGTCGAAAACTTTTAGTTTGCCGCGGACTGTCCTAAATACTTTCTGCTGATTAGCCATTACTTGCGCCTCGGATAATCCTCCGCCGGTCACTTGGTCGCTTCCGTCGGGTGTAAATCTAACAAAACGCATACGCGCTTGTTCTTGTTTTGTCAGTTCACGCATATCCGGGTCGACATTGATACCACGTGGATCACGGTCCTCCCCACCGGCAAATCCATCGAAATACTCGGGTCGATACGGCGAATAAACCTCACCACGATGACCATTATAACGAAAATTTAGGAATCCCGCCTGTTTATCTGTACTTCCATGCGGTTCTTCATACGCCATTGCATTGGTGTCTGGAGTATGATCTGTTAATAAACTTCGTGCGTAGTCAGTGTAATCACGTTCGGATTCTAAATCCGTTGACTCGAACTTGGATGCAAGCATACCATGCGGCATACTCCCATAATTCATCGCTTCGGTATGGTGGTAGGTATCGTCGATCATTCCATCGACAGTTCTAGTTAGATTCGGATCCATGTCAGTATCCCAAGTATTCCAGGTATATATATGTGATATGAAAAAAAGATATACTTGGTATCGCGGTATTGTGGTATTGTGGTATTGTGGTATCACAGCATTGACATCATACACAACATCGTTTACGTTGATTCGGTGTTACCTAATAACGCGCGATAATCATCACATATGTTGTTAAACTGTAATATTACACCATTTAACCGTTTTATTTCCGCGACTGCGATAGCCAACTTACTGACCATGGTCTGATTTTCCTTAGTCAGTTGCGCGATTAAATCAAACTGCGCGTCAGTCACTGGTAAGTTAGAAAAACTCGTTTGTGTGTCCACGCGACGTAATTGTTCACGTCGCACGGATAATCTATCGTAACAACTCATACATGTATTTACACCTGAGGCGTTTATGCCCGACATGAATAAGTCAACGTGGCGCTGTGTGTAGCATATCTCGCATCTGCGGCGATATCCATCAGCACGAGTATTACTACTGAGTTGTAATCGAACGCTGGGTGTCCTTATATCGTGGCGACGCGCCATCATATACACCATGTATGACTGTATTTCAATTGGTAAGCCTGGAAAAAACATATTTATGGGTTGGCGCTGGAATTATTGTTTGGTATGTCTAAATATTTGTCCACGATTGAATCGCTGTCCGTGGTGCTCTGTTCCATTGACATCTCGAGTCGCTCCGAGTATTCTACAGCATATATGTAATCGTTATTCAATATTTCATACTCACACGCCAGCTGTGAATTAATGCTTGTTAAGCGCTGGATTTCCTCACGTGCATCATTTAATTGCATGATTAGATCATCCATTGCATTCCTATCAAGGACTTGTAGTGTGATCAGCTGCATGATTTGTTCTTGTTGGGATATTATTTTATCAGTGTGCCGTTGGTCTGATACCACAGGTATCTTGAAAATGGGTATGTCCCCGGATTTGGCCGGCTTGTACTCGTCGGTGTCTCTTGTTTGTACTTGTGTTGATTCATAACAATACATACATGTGGCTGCGGAAGTATTGCCGTCGTAATAGTTCGCAGTGCATCCAAACAAGCTATGATGTCGGCGGCGGTGGCATATCTTGCACACACGGCTGTACGCCTTAGTGTTATTGTGGGGCATAAACGCCTTAGTGTCATTGGACTTAGGCATAAACGCCTTAGTGTCATTGGACTTGGCGGCGCCAAGCTTGTAAAGATTCATCTATATCTATCCGCGTTAACATTCAATTGCATCATATTATCCCGTGCCTGGCGCTAGGTCGAGCCACACCCAGCTGCGCCGTGTGCAAAAATTGAATTTAGATATTTACTTAGTACCTAACTGAACCGAAATGGACTCAAACACTACTGCCACTACTGTCAAATGCACATGCAATCACTGCAGACACGACGCTAATAACGCCGTCTCTCCTCAGCAAATTGCTGAGCAGCTCGTAGCTTCCCTCGGCGGAAACAATCAAAACGCAGTTGTCAGCATTGCCATGGAATTAAAGACTCCAGTCGTTGAACAACCGACGGTCGTACCAGAGCCGCTAGTTGAACAACCAACGGTCGTACCTGAGCCAATAGTTGAACAACCAGAGCCAGTAATTGAACAACCTGAACCGGCTGTTAATCCTGCACTTGCTAAGATTGAACAGCTCCGAGCTGAAGCCGCACGCCGACCAGTCGAAGTCATTACTGACATCACTGTAACTAAGCTTGAGTGGCAACAAACCGTCTTTGATTCATTCAAAGAAACCAATGCCAACATCAACTGGGTCATCGGAAGCGGCATCGGCAAGACCAATTTCTGCAAATATCACTGCGGTAACGCCATTGCGCTAAGACGACCAGAAGACTTATGGGGTTACCTCAAGGCATCATCTGATCCAGTTCTTAATCCGCGAACTTACAAGGATGACTCCGTTGAAGGCAGACCATTCGTCTTTGACCTTGTCAATGGATCAGAAATCGACTATGACATGCTATTTGCCATTAAAGATGGATTTATTAGCAGCACTACTACCGGACCAAGACAATTTACTTCTCCTGCTGTCTGGGTATTAGCTAACACTGAGCCACTATTGTGGCAATCACGAACTAACAAGATTGTTCAATGGACTGTCGTTGACAACAAGCTTGTTAAACGTACTTAGGCATGAACACCCAGGGTAAAAATACCCAAGGTGGTAAAAACCCGCCAAACAGTTGATTATACTGTTCTTTTTTCCTACAAAAAAAATGATTATGTGCGTGATTATATGCGTGTAGACGAGCCCAACGGAAACCAATCGGATGGATTCCATCCGGCAGCTACAGCCATATCCAAATACAACGTCAAGAATATATTATCACAGTTAACGAGCCGGCCACATAAATACCGTGCACATTTTTTCCAACCACAGTCACATGCATACGTCATCGCGAAATTGCGATCGAGCATGCGTCCGCGATCAAGACATCGCAGCATAGCAAAATCCCGACGTTTACATACCTTGCGTGTGGCCGCGTTAGTGACGTCTGAGAACCCTATACGCGCATGATATCGCGCTACCGTGTATTGGCCATGCTTGTATGCTGTTAGAAATCCCCTCACTGTTATTATAAGTCCATGAGCCCGTAATTGCTTAATAAGACGACCATGTCCATGTTTACAAGCAAACATATAGGCGATATAAAGGAAATCATAGTCATTGATGCAGTGACTGATTGCGAAGTCGAATATATCTTCGTGTCCACCGGCACAAGCACCGTTAAGAGCATCATCATGGTATTGCCCGGCGTATGCACACAAATATTGTACAACATCTAAATTTCCACTTGACGCAGCCACGTGGACACCTTTGGATATATAATTGCTGCTAGCACTAATACTACTAATACTAAGCTCAGCCGCACGTTTAGTTAACCATGTTACTCTTTCTAGATGGCCAGCATCACACGCTGATGTGTATAATAACTCAAAGTGTCTATAGTTTAGATATGGTACTGTCAATAACACTTCCAACACGCGACTGTTGCCTGCAACCCCTCCGTAATAATAGAAGGCGAGAGTGTCGTTGGGGTTGTTGGTGGGGGTATCATTGGGGGTATCATTGGGGGTATCATTGTAGCTTCGCGCGCATAAATTACGATATACCCATCGTGAATTCACGAATAGTGTTTCTGCGTCAGTGTCGGTCACAGGTCGATCAATAAGCGGCTCTGGTGACCAATAATCCCGCCATAGCACACAGACGGATGCGACAACTGCGGTGACATCCAACCACGAAAAGATCTCACAAAGTTTTTCCACGGGAAGCGTATTCATAGATGCATCGCTGGATACACCTAACGGCGCATCCAGAGGCATATCCAAAGGTGTGTCCATATTTATTAATCTTATGTAGCTGAAATTCAAAAAAAAAGTATGTGGGGTATGTGTGTGGGGTATGTGTGGGGTATGTGTGGGGTATGTGTGGGGTATGTGTGGGGTATGTATTGGTACATGTTTGTTTCATGGCTATACCCCAAAGAATATCGATGACAGCCCGCTCGTTATCTTGCTGTAAATGTATGCTGTCACAAGCGCTTGAATAACGTATGCGGCAAGGAATGATGTCGTCCAGCTGAATTGGAAGTAAAATGCAAATATCAGTACGAGAATTAGCAATAATGGCATCTGTGCGGGCCATGTTACTGGATTAATTGGGACAAAACCATAGAATAGCCCAAGGCTGTTTAACGCGGATGCTTTTTTCTTATGTATATCCGGTACCGATTTCATACTGTCGCCGATTTGGTGCCCGGTCGCGATTGCGCTACTAAGCTTAGTAAATCCTTTGACTGCTGTGCCTGCCATTGTCAAACACCCACCATATACATACATAAAGATTTTGTGTTGGAGTATTCACACAGGTACACCAATGGAACTAACTAAGTGTCGGTTAGTCTGCGATACCCGCGAAAAGAATGTCACTAGACATGCCGATGCATTCGCAGGCGTACGTACTGAGCGGTTACAGATGACTACCAGCGATTATGCGATTAAGACGCCGACTGACAAAATTCTCGTGGTAATCGAACGTAAATCGCTAGATGATTACGGCGCCAGCCTCAAAGATGGCCGGCACGATAACAAAAATAAACTGATAGCGATGCGCGAGTTGACCGGATGTCGTATCGTATATCTGATCGAAGGGCCGGCTTTTCCGGACCCCAACGACACGTTTAGTAGAATTGCCTACAAAAATATTGAGTCGAGTATCTTTCATTTGATGATTGCGGACGGAATCACCGTGATGCGAACCAAGGACACATATGACACTGCACGCACGCTTGCCAGGTTTGTACGAAGCATGGACACGTTATACGAACGCATCGGCGACACTATACTTGGAGGTGATGCACGCAATGATGGTGGTGATAATATCACCCCGGGGGACGCTAATACCACAGCGAACGGTCTTCTTACTAGTAAGCAATCAGCGTCGGAAGCCACAATTGTTCGGTCATTATGGTCGTGTTTCCGCGGGATTACCGTCGAAACGGCCAGCGAATACATGCGCAAATGGTCAATCGCTGACATTGTCCGCGGGCGTGTCTCATACAATGATATTGCGAATTTCCGCACAGCTAACGGCCGGGCAATCTCTGCACCGGCGATCCGGGCGCTTACTTCCATTGACAAGGTCATGGAAATACGTCTACTTGGTGAAATTCCCGGCGTATCCAAGCATGTTGCTACGAATCTCCTTGAGAAAACGTCGCTGAGTGCGTTATTATCATACGGCGGCGAGATGGCTATCGAAATAGTACACAGAGATAAATCTGGGAAGGCAAAGCGTAGGCTCGGACCTGCACTGGCCGCTGCAATAACGCGACATTTCAACTACAAGTTGGGTGTTGATGAGCTCACCGACGGAAAATCCGTGGACATGCCAGTGGGCGTGTCCTTGGACGCGTCCAAGCCAAAAAAAGCTAAGGGTAGAACAATTGGAGTAATCCCAGGAAGTATGACACCGGAGACACCGGAGACACCCAAGGTAATAATACCCACGGTAATAATACCCAACAACATATACATGCCAATGGTGGCACTATTGCCAACACCAGAATGTCTTGCGAGTATCGATGATTTTCTGTCTGGATTAGGATAATATTTCATCCAAGTATACGTACCAACCCGTTCACAAAACACACCACACACCACACCCACATGGAAACAAACACAGACGAAATTGCGCGCGCGGCTGTCCGCGAGTTCATGAAAAATATACGCCCGTTGGATCTTCTTGTATTTCACGGTAGTGGAACAATATCCAATGTCATTGCGGAACTCGAAGCCGCGACCACCGGCGACGGCACAATAACACACGTCGAGGTCGCAATCACCCGCGAAATATGTCCGCAAATTAAGAAAATTAGCAAGAAGTTGGTCACGAATGTCGCCGATACTGACACCACAATGTTCAGCTGGGGGTCAACTATGTCCGCTGGTGGCGGTGTATGTAATCTTGAAAACGGCAAGCCGACATTTGGCGTGCAAATACGCGTTCTTGAGGATCTTCTTGTCAAGTATTACCACAGCGAATACGCTAATGCCGGAGTTTGCAGACTTATTAACAATCCGGCCGACGCAGATACTCCCATGGACAAGTCTGCGCTGTCGCATCGACTCGGTGTGTGTTACGCCGCGACACACGGCCGTTTATACAATGCCAATCCAGCGGCGTTGCTCGGCAGCATGTTTCCGGCGATCCGCCCGCTACGTAATGTTACTGATCGCGTACTAGGCCATTTCGACTCCAAGATGCTTTTCTGTAGTGAACTCGCCGCACATATCTATATCGCATGCGGTGTGATCACCGATGCAACAGATGGTGTCGTCGACGGCAAGATACTTAACCCAGCCGATGTCGTGCCAAGTGATTTCCTTGGCGGCGATGCCGACCACGGACTTGTAAAGCGTATTTGTAATGACCCAATCTGGTTGAAGAATATATAGATGGTAGTGTCAGTGCCACCAACATGGCAGTGATGTTCTTATTTTACGCAAACACAGAAAATGATGCGTGGCGAATCCTTACTGAGATACCTGTACATGAATTTACCAACGTCCGACACAAAGTATCGCCGGCGTACAAAACAACCAAACGCGATCGGTTTGTTGCGCGATTATTTATTCTGCATCCGCTGAACAAGTATCTCATTGATTTGCTTGACACTGAGTTCACGACGACATATACAGGGCGATCCAGATATATCGGCTATTGTCCGCTAACATATAGTGTCGTAAATGACATAGGAAATATGTATGTGCTGATGTTGCTAGATGCGGAACGCGAAGAAATTGAGCAGTTGGTGCGACGGTACGATGAGTATGATCATGCGGTGGGATTTACATTGCTTTGATGCACAGGTGTTATTTTTTTGCACAAAAATAACACTTACCTACACTCGCTAAACTTCGATTAACTCGACCTTAAATACTCCCGTATAATTGGCATGACCCATCTTCATAATACCGCGGAGTAACACCGTCATTACATCGAGACGTTCACCGTGATCCAGCGGGATGACATTTCCTCCAGGTAATGTTTTCACACCATCTGGCCAACGTGCGGCTTGATGACGTCCATTGTATGCGGCATGGCCGTTAAGCGCGAGCCAATCCAATGCAAGCCATGCATCAGCGGCTACCTCTCGTCCCGTCTTTCCATGCATACTACGTACATTGTATATGTGTACGAGATCATCCCAGTACACGGATATGTTCTTGTTGCCACGTTCACCAACAGTCACCTTGTAGTAATTCATGACGATCTTAATACCTTACGCCATGGAAATTCAAATGTGCTCGCAACGCCGGAGGCGTTGCTGCGCGCCTAGTCTGGCGCTGGTCGGCGAAGCCGCCCAGCCCTGCGACTTCGGCCTAAGCAGTGCTCGTGTGGGTTCTTTTTTTCGGATGTTAGTGATTGATGTTTGCTAAAAAAAGAACCCACACGAGCACTGCTTAGGCCGAAGTCGCAGGGCTGGGCGGCTTCGCCGACCAGCGCCAGACTAGGCGCGCAGCGGCGCTTGCGCCGCGGGCATAAGTAATTGAATTTCGCCCGGTAACAAATACAAAGAATCGGTCAAAAAAAATGAACAACATCACAATGACAGTCGACCATATTGTAACGTCAGAGATATGTGGGCAAATTGGGGAGGTATTATGTTTGGCGGTTCGCGAACAAACGCATGCCGCGATAACAGCGGCGCTTACACACGAGCACGACAAATGGTCGCGTCTCATCAGCTGGATTGCGTTGCTGGTGTTTATGCTGCTGATATGTATGTCGACGGATCATCGGCAGAAACTCGCCGAGCTTATCGGACTAATTGCATTGACGATCACATGGATATTTGTAACTGTGTTAACGGCCGGTATGTGATTGGGAGTATTACCGGTATTATTTTTTTTAGGTATGTCTACGTATCCACGTATGAGTCTTTTATCTTTATTTCATCGTCATCGTTTTCCATATCGAACGCATCCATGGACATTGGCGAGCCCTCATCATCTCGTGGCGCATCATCACCATCATCAGTGTTATCTGACTCCGCGCGCACCGATGTGTCTTCACGATCACCGTACAATAATGACCAGCTGAAATAACCTGGCTTTGAGATTAACTCTTCCGACCGAAATAGTCGACGCATATATCCGGCGACGAAATTGCGTCTCAGCTGCGTAGTAGTCGGCTCGTCTGCATCAAGTACTTGCAAACAAAATTCACATAATCGCTGTATTGAGAACAGTACGATGTCTCGTGGTTTAGCGACTTCATGTACATGGGCGAATTCAGCATTGTATCGCGCGGCAAACTCGAGCGGGCTCGGTAATAACGTAGGCAGGTCAGCAAGACGATGTTTTGGCACACCACTACTATCGACGAGACCAACTAATTCGTATCCGGGCTTAGTCATGCGCTGGAAAAATCGCAGTTGATTATATTCGGTAAGCAAGTTTTTCACATACGTATCTACGAGAAATATACGTGGTTCATACCTGTCTTGAACTTGTACTGGTGTATACGCGCCTGATTCGACATCCTTGTACTCGACACGTTCAACCGATCCAAGCGCGGAGATCAACCTGTGGTTAATTTTGAGCTTATCTGCGAGTTCCACGACGACGTTGTAGTTGAACACATATGCGGGGTAATCGATGGGTGAAATAGATGTGTTGTTGGATGTAGATACACCCAACGGTTTATCTACGGCGACAATCGCACGTTCTCGGGTCATCACACTAATGTATTTAGCGTAATATTCATCGCGTGGCATTTCACCAAGCCTGCATTTGGTACACACGGAGTTGTCCATGTCGTGGACACCGCCAACAGGACATCGGTATTCATAATACTTGAAGAAATTGGTCATGCTGCGAGCCGTCGCAAGTGACGCCGCGATGGCGGTGTCGGATAATTGTGCAGCCGCTGACTTGAGCACGCCGCATACACTGCATACTCGATCGACCACTGTATCAGTGAATGGTTTACCCGACTCTAATAATTTACCAATGGCACCCGCAGTAATATCAGCGCCGGACTTGCATCGAAATATATTCCATTGATGTCCACGTCCCTGTTCATCATACATTCGGCCGAGTGGAGTTGGTACAGCTACATATTTTCGTGACATTGACACCGGCGCAACACGATATGTATGCACGAAGCCCATTTGCTTGGCACGCAACATAACCGCCTCCGCGGCAAGTACTGGCGCGCACGAGTCAAAGTATTTAGTGCACGCGGCGCCAAACGGGCCCGGGATATTGTCATCGCGTGCAATATCGCCGGATACATTAATATCCCGTGCAAATACATATTCGAGATACAACCGCGATTTAATTCGCGTGTCAAACAATCGGAATGAGTCAGCGACTATAGAAGTGGCCCCCGGCTTGGCCCCCGGCTTGTTCTCCAGTTTCGGAACAATCGCATGTGCAAATATATCTCCGGACGCCGGCAACTTATCCAACGCTGCGATGTTAGTTCCGAGCACACGATTAACATTATCAACAGGATCGCCTCCTCGTGCTTTCGTGTTCATGCGGTAATAATAATGGTAAACCGGATCTTGTAACAATGTTACAAGTATATTTTCCTGGTCTGTCGATGCGATGGAAACTCCACTGACATCCAGCGATTTATATGCGGTGATCAACGAATTTTTGATGACATCTGCATTCATACCGGGGATTTCACGCACAATTACATTTTTCGTCGACATGATGATGTCAATGGCGGTCTTAATTAAGACTGCAGTCGTTGATGCGGGTTTGCCGCTACCCCCGCCACTACCACCGCCACTACCCCCGTGAACCTTTTTTCCAGGTTTACCTTGACTTGATCCAGATCCATGTTCAATAGTCACATCTTCGGTTGCAGCAAGCCTAATTATGTACGCGAATCCATATATAGCAGTGTACAATTTACGTTTTGCTCGCACTTCATCAGCGCTGTTTGTCTTTGACCGTGCCACCTGCTTATCAATGTCGTAAATAAACGGATAACATGCATCACGCGCCGAGGATGCAACCTTGCGAGGGTCAACAATCTTGCCAAAACGCACACTACGTAGCACTTGCATGATTTCCCCCCATATAAATGCAGATAGTTCTTCGTCAATGACATGTTTTTCATCCTGCGTGCTTGCATAAGCAGAAAATAGTGTCTCGCCGCATATTTTGCAAAAGTAATCCCCGCGAGATGAAGAATCTGATATGTATTTGTTAATGCGTGCTCGTGTCTCTAAGAACCCGACGTTGGCAAAATCCGCGAGCATGAGCTCACGAACATGCGGGCACATCAGGTCAAAACCACACACTCGACATTGAATCATCTTGGCACCGGCGTCACTGACATCACCGACATTACCCACACCCACAGGTGCAAATTCCATAAGCGTGTCATAAGCCCGACGAATCGCGGTCTGTTCGCGCGCCATTCGCATACGTGTATACGCGAGTTTATGTCCACATGCATTTGCAGCCCGCGATTCGATAAATCGTTGACGCGCTGTGTACTCGGCGGTAATCAGCTTGGATTCCGCTGGCTTAAATACAGATAGTGGATCGCGTGCCTTGCCAGTACGCACGCCAAGGTCGAATGCCTGCGCATAAGCAGCGCCATATTTCTTCTCGATGATCCATCGCAATACACCGAGTTTTTCACGCTCGATTGCACGTGCTCGCGTGCGCGCAATCAGCTCAAGCTTAGTTTGCTGACGTAGTTTGTACTTGGCGAGCGTGCCAGGATCACCCGTTTTCCCACCATCATACCACGCATGCATAAACCCGCCCAATGTAATGTCGGCAATGACTGCTTGTTCGCTACGGTCATAAAATCGCATATTTGTAACTGCGGTGATCAACGCGAGTTTATCAGCGTGCGGGATACGCGCCGGCGGCTTAACCGCGGCAGCAACATATGTACGTGCGCGTGGGTAAGCACTAACACGCTTAATTTGCGATCGCCAATATCGAGCAGCAGTAACCTCGTACATAATCGGGTCGACTAACTGAGAATATGCACGCGCAAGCGCGTCGTAATCCAATGACAAAGTAACCGGTGATGGCACTACCAACATATCACGGAATCGACTACAAGCGAGGTCGCCAATATGATAATTCATAACACGCAGTGAATCTTCGGTGACGGCACGCGCTCGCGCGGTTATTACTGGGTGACCACTGATAAGCGGCCGACCACATCCGCCGCTTATATTTACATTGACAATTACGACAGGGTCATGCGGTGCGGCTATCCGAATTTTCCCATCGACCGCAGTGAGAATACGTCGGTCAAATTGTATTCCTGGCGTTGTTTCTGTTTGTTTGAACCGATTTTGTATGCGTGCTGACGGCGCAATAGTCGCAGTGACGGTCACCGTCGGGATCACAACCGTATTAATGCATCGCAATCCGAATAAATTGTCGATGAAACCACGTGCGACACCGGCGCCGATTAACTTGCGTAACAATAGGTCAGTCTGTGTGGGTAAGACTGCCGCCGCATCTGACGCGATTATATCCTCGGCCGATTCCTCGAATTCTCCGCCGATTACTTCATTGATGCCCAGCGTCTTAAATATTTCTGCAAAGAAAATCTTTCGTTCTTCTCTGGATAGCGTTGCCGGATCTACGTTAGAACTAGTATCTACGATAACCTTTATGGTTTCCATGGTACGTACGTATATTATATACAGTTACATTATCTATTACGCGCCGTAATTATGCCATGCTCGCGGTGCAAGCGCCTCATGTCTGGCCAATGCGCCGTTGGATACGCCTGCGGCGTATCTAGCGCATCGCCGCGACTTCGGCAGTTACTGTGTGGGTTCTTTTTTTAAGTATTTGTGTTTGATGTAGTTTAAAAAAAGAACCCACACAGTAACTGCCGAAGTCGCGGCGATGCGCCAGATACGCCGCAGGCGTATCCAACGGCGCATTGGCCAGACATGAGGCCTTCGAGCGTAGCTCGAAGTAATTTGATTTTTTCCTTATAGAGACTGCAATTAGTAAGACACTAATACTACAATGGAAACCGCCGCATTTGTGTTTCCAAAGAACCTAGCCGAACTCTTGGCACGCCTTAATGCGATGTCATCTGGCCTTGAAGAATTGCGTGAATTACTAGGCAGTGGCATTAAGTGCCGCTGGGAGCGTGATGGCGAGGACGAATCATCATTCCGCCGAGTTGTCCTAACGGCACATGAGCGATTTGCCGATCATACTCGTATGCTTACAAAGCAATGTAATGGTCTTGTTCTACATAAGTGCGACGGCCAATGGCGCGTCGTTAGCATGCCGCCAAGTGGATTTAATTCTGAGTTTGGCCTTAAGCAACTTGAACGCGATCGCGCCAAATATACAGTTTATGACGTTCGCGATGGTACCATTGTAACATTATACTGGTACCCTGACACCGGTGGTATATTACAACCATGCTTGTCATCAACCAATGGTTATGATGTTACCAACCACTGCCGAGTCGGCGACATCACTTACATGCAGGCGTTACTCGCTGCCACAGCTAAATACCCCAACGTGGACATAAATGCGCTTGATAAAACACGTTCATATACGCTCGGTTTTCGTAATGAGCGTTATCATCCACTTGCCGACGCACGTGCACCAACATTATGGTTAGTACAGATCAATGACCTGTCCGGCGGTTTACCTATCCCAATCACCGTTGATATTGGCATTCCACTACAACTTCCGATCACATTATCAACTAACAATCTATCCAAAACTATCACCGAGCTCAGCAATACTTCCATTGACAAGTATTTACGCGGCTCACAGGCACACTACGGATTTATCTTCAGGTCGTTGACCGGCGGCAGTGATTACATCGTTAAGAGTCAACTCACACGTAAGCTCGAGGTGTTATTCTATGATAATCCACGGAAAAAAGGGATATTAACGCCAGCTGGTCATGAAAAATACTTCGCGTTGAAGGCATTTCTTCGATACAATGACCGCGCGCTTTTCACACAATTGTTTCCGCAATTCAAGCCACTTCACAAATTGTTCACCAAGACATTCGCCGATTTAACATCGCGCGTCGTATTCTTGCTAAAATCTGGCAAACAGCTTCATGTAGTTGTTGATGAAACTACTCCCACTGACAAGGCGATAGATGCCGTCGCCGCTGTTATGGTACAACACATTGAAAATACCAACGCGATTAATATCGCGGATGAGCACAGCCGCAAAATAATTGAGGACTTTATTCTTACGCCAACCTATCTTGACTGGTACTACTCTGCATTGATGTTGTAATTGCGCGTGGTTGAGAAAACACACTCCTACCCCACCCACACCACACCCACACCCCAAGTTCTTTTTTCATGCAACATCACACTCCGAGTTATCCAGTTATAAGTTATACTTTTTTATATCTGTTTGTATACGTGACTACAGACATGGGCGACCGAGATGATGCTGCTTTAAGAAATTTTAAATCCCGCGCTGGACAACCCAAGTTCATCGCTGAGTTACCTAAGTCGCAACAACGTACACCTGACGCGACTACCATTAATGTTAATTTGTCATTTGACAGCGGATTTGGCAACTCAATGACTGATCTTGACAACTCAATGAGATACCGATACATGGGTACATCGCCAGCGTACACCGCTTACAACAATTCTAACTCCCGCCGAAATGGCGTTAACTGCATGCGCAGTGGTTTTAATGCGTAATGCGGTGCGCGGCACCGCATACCTCGGTTGGCGCTAGGCGCTTGCGCCTAGCCCTGCACCTTCGGTTAAGTAATGCTCTAAACATCACCATGTGAGGTAAACTAAATGTCTTTTTTCACTTACAAAAAAAGATGACACTGGTGTTGGTGCCCGGTTACACGAGCATGGCGCCGGCGGGATCGGCATGGGTGTTGTAAAGGTACTTCAACCACTCCCATGTAATGTCAGATGAACCTTGCCATGCCAAGTTGTAGTTGAGGCGCATCTGGTATAGATTTTTTTGCAAATTACGGATGTATTCACCGATCGGTTCATCATTGCCAAGCTTGAGCGTTCTAACGAAGAACTCGGGAGTCAACAACGATTGATCCGTGGCGAAATTAACAACAAGTGCAGTACATGCGCCATCGGCCGGACATGTGCCGCTGTAAGACAGCGTAAAGAATACCTTGGCGTTGGTTCTGGCATGTGGGAGTGTGTAAGTGGAGGGTTCATTAGACGCATCTGATCCCGCAGATATAGTAATCGACGCGGTCTTCGTGACCGGTACAACAATGCAACTCGGACACATACCACCGGGTCCCCAAACACAATAACCAACGAATTGACATCCCGGGCACTTACCCTTGCGGGGTGGCGAAGATTTTGTCTTTTTCACGCATTCTTCGCAGCATGCCGATGGTTTACGCGGCATGTCAATGACCGTTGGCAAATATTCCTCACGATAGGATCGTTTCGGCGCATCGCAACTGACCAGTTGGTTACATACATGGACAACTACGTATATTTCATAGTCGCGGTTGCATCCTGTGCAATTAATACGCGGTGAGTGGATAGATGATGATGTACTACATGCTAATTTTTCCATTGTGGGTATGGATGTGTGCTGTGTACTGATATACTATAGCCGCAGTGACATATCTAATTGCGATCCCGCGGTCCCAGTGACACAGTTATCTTTTTTCCAACGCAAGTATTCGAGCCTCAAGCTCAGCGATCTTCTTTTCCTTACGTTGAAGTGACCCATAGATTAAATGTATCTCGATGAATGCGCCTGCATCATATTTTTTCCACAGCTCATCAATCTCGTCGTATGCAAGCGGATAGGTAACATGATTATTTAGCTTGTATGCGGGTTCATGCCCACAGGAAACACATGAACCTGGCACGGTTTCGAGCATTAACATGGATTTGTCGTTGTTTTTATAATGTCGTTGTACAAATCCTCCGAGTTTGAACGTATCATTACGCGAATTTGCCTTGCGATCACGGCGAAAGTAACGTATATGCGCACCCAGCGGTATATAATCATACAACGTAGGGCTTACTAAGATATATCCTGCGAGTAATTGTTTGATAGCTTCATCCGTGTACTTGGCCGTGGCAATACTATTATTAGCCGGCGATACAGGGAGAGGAATTTCCCTTGGCGACGTACGTAGTTGTTTCGGTCGACGCTGTTTAGCCTCGCCGGATTCACTCGCGGATTCGTTAAACCGTTCTGCGGGTGAATCCAGCGGTATATTCGTAATTATCTTTTGTTTTACTGGATCTCTGATAGGTATGCTTACAGGTATCCTTCGTTCTACCGTATCTTTGACAGGTGTGCCGCTAGGTGTACCCGAAGGCATACCCAAAGGTATACCCGAAGGTATATGCTCGATAGTTCGCGTTCGTATTAATCGCGGGCGACTTTCCATGGATGTATCGGCGGATACAGACACATCAGAAGAGTCCGCAAATGAATGCGCTGATGTGCGTACTTGGTTGGGCGTTTTTGTACATGGCATATTTGTGCTTGGCGTTTTTGTGCTTGGCATCATAATATGGTCGCGACGATGCCGGATTTTATGCATCCGCTCTTCCAACGATTGTTCTGATTCGCTGGTACGCGACTCGAGACTTTCATTAATTCGCTTACGTATTTCCGCCATTGTTATTGTACCCGCCGCACTGTTAAATTAGATTCTCTCTGCTCCGATATTTCCCCCGGCACTATCACTGTTACCATAATTACGAGTTGGTGTTGCTGGTCTCATTTGCACGTATATAACTATATGCGAGTTTTTCCATGTGGAAATATATACGTGTGTATACATACGTGGCATGCAACAACCTACGCGCCGTAACGTATATGAACAGGAAGTTGAGGATCTACAAGACGATAAACATCGTGCCGAACGAATACGACTCGCCGAGGCATACGATGATGTTCTAGATCTCGACAGCGTGGATGATCCCGCCGTACGAGAATACCTTAAGCGAGGTTTCATCAGAAAGGCCTCGCAGTATAATCGATTGGTCGCTAATGCGCGAAGACTAAAGTACATCTATCGTTTCAACAAAACGAACAACATTGTATCGTGTTTTAAGTTCTCCATGGGCAAGCTCACCAGTATATACGGCTATTTGTATTCACGATGTGTTAACGATACGTTCATCCATGAATACGTGTGTACAGGCCCGACATTTACATCGCAAGATGGTGAATATCGCGGTAGAATCATCCCATGGTGGCAATATGATCGCAACTTTCGCAAGGGTCATCCGGCGTATGAACGCGTGGAGAAACTCATTGTGCAAAAACTGGAGACGGGTCAACTTACATATCACGTTGACTTTTACATTGCGGATTTATGCCGAAGTAACTTTGCAGCGCTCGAGCGTGATGTTATCGAAAGCAGATTCGCGATACGTTTTCACATAATGTGCTGGATCGTTGACATGCATGAGATTCACCAACACACCAATAGCAATCACATGAATACGGCATATGAAACGATAATTTACCAGCGCGCTGACATTCCCGTGTTATTGGAAATACTCGATAGCATGGACATTAAACAATACATCATCCTGAAAAACCAAATATCATGGTATGATTCTGGCGTAATTGATCATTTGAAGGATCTCGGCTGCGGTCAAAAAACATTCCCAGTGACGAGCCTTGAGATGACCAAGCTCGACAACATTAATTACCCGATATGGCGTGAAATATACATCACTGCAATGGCGAGTAATATGGTACTCAACCTGATTTCGCCGACGTTTCCGCTAATAGGCACATGGTTTTACATCGCAAATACCGGCCCGGGGCTATTTGACAATTCATCAATGCACACGCGGTACAAACAGAGTGCAGTTGCTGGCGAAATTAATGTGGCGCTGCAACGAGTAGATGCGCTTAACTACGACCGCGAATCAAGGAACATCCTCGGGAATAAATTCTTGCGAATGTCCAAGGACATGCACGGGATTATGCAATATGCCAGTGAAAATATTCGTATCATCGACACGGCCATGTGTATGACTATGGAATATGTTGGGCGAACCTTGCGAGATGTCCCACGATTGATCTCCGGCCGTGAACTTAAGCACGGAACTGAGCATATATTTGCGGATTCGCACGCATTCCACAAGCATATGTTCGAGTATGTGTATGCTATTGTCTGCATGAATACACGCATGGGTGCGATCCACGGCGACCTTCATTTGAACAATGTGACAATGTTCCGGTTGTATAACTTTCTACGTTGGCCGAGTGCCCATGCAGTGCGGCCAGAACAATTACATGTCGTGTATACACTAGCACGCGGCCCGACGTATATTTTCCCGCATTTTGGTGTATTTAGTTGTATCATCGACTTTTCCCGCGCTATACTTGGTTCACGACAACTATTGGAACATAGCTTTGGTGTACTATTTACCGAACTATATTTGTCGGAACAACGCGGTCGTTTCATATCGACAGTACGTAAGAATTTGCCGTGGCTCATGGAAAAATACGATACAGAAGTCGCGCGCATGACCACGGATAACTTCGCGTTGGCATTCAAGATATTATCGGCGATGGACGTATATACTCTTATGCGCGGTATTGAGACCCTTATTGAAACCGAGGCGTTGTTTCGTGACAAAGTAAGCGTGACTGCGGCAGCTCTCCCACTTGTTAGGTCATTAATTAGTGCATCACGCGAGATTATGTCACGTAATTTCCAAGCAGTTATGGAAGGAAAACTTAATGATGCTGATGATATTGAGTGGCCATGCATGGAATTGTTACGTGGTCCAATCTTCAGCGAGTACTTGCTTACACCAGCGCGTATGGCCGATCCAAACATCGTGGTGTGTGATATCTTCAACCATAATAACGAAGTGAAATACGATTTCATGGATCCATCATTATGGGGGCCTCTCCTCGAAATTGATAGTGAACAAGACGATGCTCAGGTTGCTCGATCAAACACTTACCGCGACTTTGATGAAGAACACGAAAAAGAACGTATTATTAAAAAATACGCGGTTGCTGACGACCCTGTTCAGCGTATTGATGATTGGAACATTTAGCATTACGTTAGCATTACGTTAGCATTACGTTCAGGCTTTCGCGCCTAAAGGCGCTCGTCTCGTCAGAGACGACGCTAAAGCGTCGTCTTGACTCGACACGCCTTCACTGCATAGCTGTCGCGGTGCTTACGCACTTTGGTCGCTACGCTCCAGTTACCTAAGTCTTTCTTTTTTTCTAACCAAATTATATTAATAATATCAAAGGATCCCGCATGATAACTGGAGCGTAGCAACCCAAGAGCCGCGACGGCTATGCAGTAATGGCGTGTCGAATCAAGACGGCGCTACGCGTCGTCGCCGATGAGACGAGCGCCTTTAGGCGCGAAAGCCATTACGAAATGCCAGATAAATATGTTAGAGAGAGACTGTCGTTTAGTATACGTTGCCAACAACATGGAACCAACCCAACCTGTCGTCGAACAAGTCGCTGTTAAGCCAAAAGCTACCAGAACTAGAAAACCAAAAGCCGAAGTGGTCGTCGTAGTCGCCGATGGTGCTGCTGAACAACCAGTTGCTGAAGCAGTTACGCCTAAGGAAAATTCTCCTAAGGAAAATTCTCCTAAGGAAAATTCTCCTAAGGAAAAAGCCCCAAGAAAGAAACCGGTCAAGGTTGAGAAAGTCGCTGTGTTTGATTTTGTTGGTCATGCCGCCCAAAGATACACGGAAGGCGGTTGGGTTGTTTTCAAATGTCAACCAGGAAGCGTAAATGATCTTGTTGCTCATCGAGACAAAAAATTACATTACATTAGAGTTGTTCCAAGCAATAACGCTGAAGACGCCAGGTTTACAGGCGAACAAAAGAATGCCTTTATTCAAAATGCCTTCTCCAACGCTGCTCTCCCTGTATTCGCTCGGGTTAAACCTGTTAGCAAGAAGGGAGATGTTACTCCAAGCTCATCCGTAATTACCTTTGAGAACATCAATGATGGTGCACGAGTCATCGTTGGCGCTGCCGTTAAGAAATAAATGCGACTGCGGAATCGCATCATCATTTGAATACGTATTATCACGATGTATGTATACGTGAGTTTACGCACCTGTAATGAAATTCTGTGATATTTGTGGATCTATGCTTACCAAAGCAACATTGCCTGCCGGCAACATAGTATTCCAATGTCGCTGCCAGCAAACATACGACGGCGATGCTGATGATACACTCATGGACGAGGAGTATCTGGAATCTAATACGCTGGAGAGCAAACACGTGGTTTTCATTGAAAACTCGGCGTTTGACCCCGCGGCAAACACTGTTCTCATTGATTGTCCGCAATGTGGCCTGGATTTCCTCACGTTGATCTTGACGGGTGAAGACATGGTTGCAATGTATACATGCACATGTGGGTACAAAGCTACGCGCCGCGATCATCTTGCGCGTGCCCGCGAATCATAGCGATGATGTGGGATATGGTGTGTCCATGTTCCACACACCCCCACATACACACACCCAATCTTTTTTCCCTTTTTCCTGCATCAAGTATATATGGAGAAACGAAAAGTGCCTAAATTGGCACTAGCCACGGTCGGCGATGGCACAACCCCGCCGACTACCCCACCATCAACTAGTCCATGTACAATACAGACACAAATACGTGTTCTTATGAACGTGCCAGATATGCAAACCGATGACGATATGGTCCATATTGGCGTTGTCCACGATGCAAAAAAAGCGCTGGCTACCCGTACCGATGTAACATATTATATTACCGCGGAAGATCTCATAGAAATACAGCGTATGGACTCGCCGGTACGTCTGCGTCTACATATCGATCATAGTAAAACACACCGATCGCGAACATCACTCGAGTCCACGCGAGGTCGATCAACATCGATACATGTTGCGGGCCGTACCAGCTCACCTACACGGCCCAAGCTAAAACATAATAAATCTGTAGATAGCAGTGAGTGTTCACCTATGCCATCTCGTAAGTCTGATCCGCGTAAATATGCGACTGTACCTAATGTTCTTACTCCAAGTTATGTCTCTGGTTATGTCTCTGGTTTACAAGCGGATACAACACCGATTATATCAGTGAACATACCTACAAATACCACCAACACGATCACTACCAACAACACCAACGCCACCAACGACATCAATCACAAACACATTACATTACGCAGTGGTATGTTTCGGATCATGTATGAACAATCGTCGAAAACTTATCAATACTTCATTGTGGAAGAATATGAACGCGGACGCTTAATTTGCCGCGGTCTCACTGATATGGAAATTCGTGGTGATGTTTTAATCACGTATGAATATTCAACGATTAACAATCCGAACGCAAAATTATCCGCGACTATTTACTCGGAAAATCTCATGAAGGCAACCATGCCGATATACCTGCATGTATGTTGTGATCAGGAAATAACAATCGAACGCATCGTTGAAATGTTACCGGATTTAATCGACCTGGCACAAACTCAGTACAATGCCAATGATTTATCTCATGTCGTTGACACGGAAATAAAACAGGGGTGGAAACCCGGTTCTCTTTGATAACTATCCGTGTGGATAGCCACATGCGATCACTGCAAGCGTAACGCCACGTAATATTTGTGTGGCATCGCCGAGTTCATCAACTAAACATCGAACTGCCAACCACATCATACGAATGTGGGTAGCATGTATTTCTGCGGCAATGATGCACTGTCTACATACTGTAACTGTTGTAATTAACCAACCGTCATCGATAAGCTCGATGTCAATGCCGCTAGCACGGATGCATATATCACAACACCGGGTACTTACCATGGAATTGCGATGATAATTCATGACCGATAATACACCTAACGCGTATTTTGCCCTGGTTATTAGCAAGTTCACGCATTCGGTGGGTGCACGAGCATTCACGGTGACCCTTGGCATTGCATGTATGCAGTCGCGACAAACCATATATATATTTTTCCGCACGATGGTGTATGATCCACATGCTTCACACATGCCGTCGCGTGATTCTCCATACCCAACACTATGTCCCCGAATATAACCCAATACTTGTTGACGATGCACCGCAGGCAAACTAGTAATGGTCAATTGACGAGGATGGTTGCACGCGGTAAACATGGCGCTGGTTGGTTAATAAGGTGGTTAATAGTACCATCCGTGCATAATTCAAAAAAAACCAATAACAATGCACACACGGATTAATCAGCCTCAGGATATGCCACCGTGAACGTCATTTCGGCGGGGTTCCAATCTTCATAGTATGCAACAGATTCACCTTTGACCGTGCGCGTGCCAACCGCGCGGCGCAACATCAGCGGGCATTTTCGCTGCATAAGTTCGCGTTTTGCCATGAGAACAGGGTCCGACAATCCGGTAATGTCGGCCATACAGTTATTATACTCGGCGATTTGCACCGCGCGGATGTCGATGTACTCGGTCATTTCGTACTTGGTCATCACATTGGATGTCATTCTGTTTTCCGGCCGGACAATAATTACTTCCTTGATGTGGTTGGATATCAACCTGATATCATGAAAACTAAATGCTTCATCATCAACGATTTCACCGGCTTGACTATCTTCGGATTCCTCTGCGGATTTGTCCTTGATGAGCAATGTATCGAAGCTTTCATCTGCGACTATCTCATTGTCCTCAATATCGTCGTCAAAGAACTCTTCGCTGGACTCGTCACTCATGGTTGTGTATGCATGTATATATATATTCAATTTATGATTATGCTGTATTACTATTACTATTAACTGTAACTGCACATCATCGCACATCATCACAATGAAGCGCCTATTAGCCCGAGCTGTACTACGAATCCATGATTATTATTGTGACGCCTGCGCGTGGCTACGTCGATTTTTCCTATTTTGTTTACACAGTTACTATGAGTCATGCACGGAAAATGTCTCATCGTGCCGTGTGATTTATGCGTGTGATCGCAACCGCATCGACCTCACGCCGATTATCCAAGGATATTACAAACATGATCGCATACTAAGTTGTGCATCACTTGACCGCTGGATTATATCATGTGGGCATATCTGCTCTCAGTTACAAATAGTATTTGTGCACGACCAAGTCCTTAAAAAGTCAGTAATTGATCTTGCTAATGACCTTGAAATACTCACGAATATGGACGCGACAGACACATCATTGAGTACATTACCGTGTATCCGGTTAGAAAAACATCCCGAACACCACAGTGACAGTTCCAGCTGATTCGCATGCGGATACCAATTGCACAATAATCGGGGATTGTTCGCGCGAAATGGCTCCGTTGACATCACCGGGCCAACATAGCGCTGCCCCCGCACACACAATATTATTATTTTTTTCGATTAAAGCCACACATATATACCTGTGTCTAACAATACACAGTGACTATGTCGGTTTCTGGGATTAATAAAAAGGGTGATTTAGCTCAAACTAAGAGGTTCTACGCGTCCGAGGAGATACCAGACGTCGATGCGATTTATGATAACATTGCCGACGCGTACGACGATGATGCCGATGACGGGACCGGCTATGGCGATTGCGACGACAATGATGAAGCCGAGCCTCTAGCGTCCATTGACGAATTAATACAAACAAGCGTCAGTAAAAATGTACGCGATTTACGTACGTTCTTTGAGAAAAACCGTTTTAACACCGAAAAAGGTAACGCAGATACTAACATTATTAATGTCGGCGAACGTCGTACCTATAATATCCCAGAAACCCATATTGAAGACTTTTTCGGCCTTCTCG